GCCCTTGATGGACTCGAACAGCGCCTTACGCATGCCGGGTTTGGTGTAGTTCCCGGCGCTGTTGACCGTGGACTTAGCCTTAGCCATGACTCAGCACTTCTTGCCCTTGACCATGCCGCCGCGCCTCATGCCTTGCGCCATGCACTTGCCTGCCTTGGCGCAGGCTGCGACGTTCTTACACGCAGCGCATGGCTTGAACTTGCCTACTGCGCCACCGGCTGCGTACTTCTTCATGGGGATTACTTTTTTCATCTTTTCACCTTTCAGTTTTGAAAAACCCTACAAAGTGTGGGGACTTGTAAGTCATTGTCAGCATTCAGGAATCGTAAAAAAACAACATTCTGACAACAATTCTTATCACAAGGTATTGACTCAGAGTATTACTACTCCCTACACTCTCTCCTGTCGGTTCCGTTCTTTAGTAGTTCTCTCCCACGACCGACACGACCGGGAGATAGGTTCCAGGCGACCGATGAATGTCCTGGTGGGCGATAGGTCTGATGGTCGGACCAAGCCGCCAGAGTCCGGGTGCTAACGCGACCGTAAAGTGCGCACGACCTGCCCGAGCGGAATCCACCGGACCCAGCCGATCTTCTGACCCGGCTGCAACAGGGTTTCAGACCTTGCCCATCGTGATGGGCAAGTGCGGACGCCCTGTCCTACCGCTGCGCTGACGGTACTTGGCGCAATGAAAGTTCCCGACTGAACCATGAGCAAAATCAAGTATTTCACCCAGCCATTGCTTCTTGCCGCAACTATCACCGGCATCAAGCGCAACTACAACCGGATGCTCAGCGAAGCTTTTGTTCGCAGCCTGCCCAGTGACCTTCGCTTCCCGGTGACCTTCTCGATGCTCCATGAGCATATTGCCGGGAAGCTTGCCGACCCGCACGTTCGCGCCATCGTCGCCCTCAGCCCGACCGAAAGGGTCTCGCTCGACGTTGACCTTGACCTGTTTAACAACCTTCCCTACGCCGAGGTTTGATCATGGAATGCGTTGTCCAAATCCGCGAAGTCTACGGTCGCCCGACCGCTTACCCGGTTAATGACACAGCCAAGCTTTTATGCGAGCTTGCGGGTACCAAAACCCTTACGCCCCAGGCTCTGGCGACCATCCGCAAACTCGGCTACACGGTGTCGTTGGCTTCTAGTTACGCAAATCTCCAGTTTGCAATGGAGGCTCGATGAACGCCGCCCAGGAAATTACGCGCACCCTGCGTCGACGGGAACAATACCGAACGGTATGTTTCCTTGCTAAGCAGTTACTTGCTGTTCTTCAGTTCTTCGCTGCCGCTGCGCTGGTTTACGCGCTGCTGGTTTTCGGTCTTGTTCTCTGAAAGGTAACCATGAACCTTGACATACTCTCCAAACCCCAACTCAATGACGTGCTGCGCCGGGTAACCGGCAAAGGACGCGATCTCGCCCGTGCCTCCAAGGAGGAAATGGTCGCCGCTGTCTCTGCGCTGCCCGGTGAGGTTGTGGCTGCTGCGCTTCCCCAGGTCGGTCTGATCGCTGGCGTCTGGGGCGCTGCTGCCCCCGCTGCTGTTGAACAGCCGGTCGAACAGCCTGACGTTGCTGTTGTCAAAACCGCCACCCTGGGTCAGGTGTTTGGCATCCGCGGCAAATACGCTGGCACCGAGGTCGAGGTCTGGAACGACCCCGCCGCCCCGATACTTGACCCGATGTACAAGTTCGACGCCGAACTGCTGTTTTCCGCTGTCGTTGCCATTAAGCGCGGACGCAACGTCTGGCTGGCTGGTCCCGCTGGCACCGGCAAAACCGAGTTTGTCAAAAACGTCGCCGCCGGTCTTGGTCGCGCCTTTATCCGGGTCAGCTTCGACTCCGGTGCTGAGCGTTACGAATTCATTGGCGGTGAGCGCGTCAAAAACGGCAGCACGGTCTACCAGCAAGGCGTCATCCTACGCGGCATGCAGCGCCCGGGTGCAATCATCCTGCTCGATGAGGTCAGCTTTGCCCGTCCTGAGTACTTGTCGGCGCTCCACGCTCCGCTGGAACCTGAAGGCGTGGTCACCATTCCCGAAACCGGACAGGTGATCCGCAAGGCTCCCGGCGTCGTGTTCATGGCTGCTGACAACTCTAACGGTCGCGGTGATTTCACCGGCATGTACGTCGGGGTGCGTGAGCAAAACGTCGCCTTCGTCAACCGCTTCGCTAAAACGCTGAACTTCAGCTACCTCAAGCCTGAAATGGAAGCCAAGGTCATCTCGATGCGCGCTGGCGTCAAGCTGCCGCTCGCTGAGGTAATCGTCGCCTTCCTGACCGTCTGCCGCCAAGCCGGTGATTCTGCCCAGCTTGACCATATCCCAACGCTGCGCGAGGCGTTCTACCTCGCCGAGGCGCTGACTGATGGTCAGGACTTCCGGGGTGCCTTCGAGGAAACAATGGTCAACCGTGCGTCTCCCGAGTCAGCCGAGGTTCTTCAACAGCTTTGGAAAGCCAACGTCTCCGACGACGCGCTGCGCGCTGCACTGGGCACTGCACTAGTGAGTTTCGACCCCGTGCTGGCAATTACGACCAGCGACAGTGAAATGGAAGTTGCTGCCTGAAAGGACAACGCATGACAAACCGCATACAAGGGGCGCGCGTCAAAGCTGCCGCCCTCTCCCACGCCAACAAGCAGTTGGCAAACCTTGGCTTTCGCTTCAAGGTCGGCACCGGCGTCGCCACTTTCGAGGGTGACGTGGCGTTTGCATCGTGGAGCGTGAACAACACCGACACCGACTGGGTCAATTCCTTCCGGATCAACTACCCAGCGCTGCCTGACAACGCCATGATCAACCGCCAGGAGGCGGACTTCATCAGCGCCTATACGCTGCATGAACTCGGGCACGTCGCCTACACCCAGTCTGGCGTGACGCGCCACAAGGGTGCGCTGATTCACCACTGCTGGAACGGCATCGAGGACGCCCGGATCGAGCATGCGGTCATTACCAGCGGCAAGGCTCGCGGTGCCCGTTCGATGTTCAAAAAGTTGATGAGCAAGTTCACCAGCAAAATCATTGCTGACGGCGAATTCAACCCTTGCAGCATCAACTCGGCACCCTTCGCTCTGGCGCTGGTTTGCCGCGCTGCAATGGGTGACGGTAACGGTTTTGCTAAGCAGCTTCTGGGGCGCATCCCTGAACCGCACCGCGCGCTGTATGCAGCAGCAGCCGACGCAGTCAAGCTCCTGCCGCTTGATCGCAAGGGCAGCGCTGGTGCCCTGGTGATCGCCGAACAGTTTGTGGACAGCTGGAAACAGCAGTTCCCCGATACGTTCACCAAGCTTCAGGGTCCGCAGTCAATGCCCCAGCAGCAAGGCGACGACGCCGAGCCGCAGGACGCTGCCGACGACGACTTATTCGGTGCTGGTGCTGATGCTGATGCTGATGCTGACACCGACACCGATGGACCTAGCGGGCATTGGAATCCCCCCTCGCGTTTCGCGGAGGACGATGCCAATGACAACTTCGGTGATGACGACCCCGACGCTGCTGCCAAAGCTGCTGCCCAGGCTGAGGCTGACGCACTGTCTGAGGAAGCTTCTGCCAACGCCGAGGCTGCACCCGAGTCGGGCGACACGCTCTTCGACAGCGCCGGTGACGCCGACGATGGTGCTGATGAAACCGGCGGCACCGAGGTCGGCGACCCGTTCATCGCCCCTGAGTCGGACACCTTTAGCGAGGAGGCGGTCATTGCCCCCGAGCCAAACGTGGACGATGTCTTCCAGGGTATTGCCCAGCGCACCAAGGGTGCCATCAACCTTCCCGCCATCGCTCCCGCAATGCGCAGTGACATGCGCAAGTGGTCGCAGTTGCAGGATGTAACCGAGCGCACCGTGCGCAACAAGCTTAAAAAGCTAAACGGCTCCTCGCTCCCCGCCCTCAAGGCTCAGCTGTTCCGGATTCTTAACGCTCCGGAGCGCTGCGGCTGGGACGGTGGCGCGATGGGCGGTCGCTTCGACGGCAAGCGCGCGCCCCGCATGTTGGCTGGCTCCGAGCAAGTGTTCAAGCGCCGGTGGTTTGCCGATGGCATCGATACTGCGGTCTCGGTTGTCATCGACCTGTCTGCCTCGATGAAAGGTTCGTCCATCAACAGCGCTGTTGATCTTGGCTGGGCTGTTGCAACAGCTTGCGAGGCGTCGGGTGCTGACGTTGAAGTTGTCGGCTTCCAAAACGCACGGTACGGCATGGGTGGCGGTACAAACACTGACTTGGCTGGCGTCTACCATTCCACCATGATGGACAGCGGCAACTGCACCCTGGTAGTTGCTAAGCGCTTTGCTGACAAATGCGCCAATGTTCCGCACCACTTCGACCTTATGAAGCGGCTGCCGAACTACGGAACACCGGACTACCAGGGCGTCAAAACAGCCTGCGAACAGCTGTCCGCCATGCCCCACCAGCGCAAGGTAGTAGTGGTCATTACGGACGGGTTCGGCGAAATCAACTCTATGCAGCAGCTTACCAGCGCTGCCTACAAGTTGTACGGCGTCGATGTCGTCGGCTTTGGCATATACACCAACGCTTGGCAATTCTCGCAAGCCTACGCAGTCGGTTGCCCGGTCACGCTGGACGACATGCACAAGTCTTCGCTGAAAACAGTAATCAAACAGCTGGAACAGCGCGACACGCGCCGTGTCATGTAAACCCAGGGGGCGCAAGCCCCCATTAAGGAGCATCAAATGGAACTATTCATCATCCACATCAAAACCCTGGACGACGACTGGGTCGTCCTTCGCCCAACCACCGGCAAACCCTACAGCTACACCAGCGCCAAGCGCGCCTGGGAAATCGCTGACATGTGCTACCCCGACCATTGTCGGAGCATGCGGCTTGGCGGTGAGGAATGTGTAAGGGTGACCAAAGTCAGCCCCGAGAAGTACTTTGAACTGTTCGGCTTGGAAGCTGATCCAGCCAAGGTTTGATTTAATCAACAGGAGAAGCGAAATGAAAGTCGAAATCAAAAGCACATTCGTGCTGAGTCAAGACAGCAGCTTTGACTCGCTCGCTCGCCAAAAACTGCGGGACACCGTGTCTATGCTTATGCTTGAGACCGACCTAACAGTCTCAATAATCGACCGGCGGGTACTTGGGGCGGTCGCTCGAGATGGCGCGTTCACCAGCGAGCAGTGGAAAAGGTTTGTTCAGGTCATCAACCGGGCAATTCAAGAGCGAAAAGAGCGCCACGCCGTTCCGTTAGATGGGGTGAAAAGCCGGTTTTCTGCGGCAGTACTTGAGCAATTGAGCGGTATCGAGTGCCTTTGGCTGGAGTTGTGCCAGCAAATCAATGACGAGATGTTCAGAGCCGCGCCAGTCAGGTTCACAGGGATGCACGAGCCGACCACGTCGGAGCTATTGCGCGATGCAACACAACAAGGAGCAACAGCATGAACCCTCGACACCAACAAGGTCGAGGACTTCATCATCGCGTTCTACACCAACTACAACAAGCGGTTTGGTCAGAGGTACTAGGCAGCCTATGCCTGGGCAATCGGGCGCGTCCCACAGCAGACGGTGAAAGGAGAACGAAAATGAATATTTATAAAGTTACTTATTATCATTATTTAGAAACCGAAACAATTGTTTGGCTTTCAAATAAACGGGAAGCACAACAATATCTAACGCACTTCACAAAACAATGGGAAGAATTAGGTGAGGATGGTATTCGGCCACCGCACATTAAAGAATATCAAATTAAATTAAACAAAACAGATGTTCTAAAGTTTCTGAACTTTCATTGCGGCGGGGGGTTGATATGAACAGCTGTTCAACAAAGGGGCGGCAGCCCTCCCTCGACCCGGCTTTAAACCAACCTGGAGCAACAGCATGATCCGTCCACCAAGTGTGAATCCCAGTCCCCAAAAAATCGAAATCTACGAAAATTGCTACATTCCACGGGCAATCGAGTTAGCCACCGCGGCACACTCTGGGACGACGAGAGGCGACGGCAAAACGCCGTACATCGAACACCCGCGAGCGGTCGCGCAGTTAGTCACAACTTGCGGCGGCAGATTTGAAACAGTTGCAGCCGCTTGGCTGCACGACACAGTCGAGGACACGTCGTTGACGTTATCCGAGATTGCCGACCTGACCTGTCCGGAGATCGCGGCTCAGGTCAAGAAGGTGACGTTCCCGAATGCGCCCAACCGCAGGGAGCTTATGCTTGAAGCTTTGCCAAAGCTGGATATTCACTCCAGGTTGATAAAGCTGGCTGACATCGTCGTCAACATGCGCGACCTTCCGAATGCCACAACGTGGTCTGCCGAAAGGCAGAAGCGGTACTACCAGAGGCTGGTTGAACAGCGTACCGCGCTCACTGTGGATCGCCACAACTGCCACTGGCAAGGGTTGTGGATGCTTGAGAAGCTGTTTGACCTGTATGCTGCCAACCCTCTAGTTGCACACTATGCATACACTAGTTCTGTCAAACAGTAAGTGCTTGTAGTAACACCCTTGAGTTATTTTCAGAGGGTGGCTGTGCCTTTGCAGTCAGGGCTAATTTAAATTTGGTAGTTGGGAAGCCCTGCCAACATTGTACCTACCTTAAAGCCCCTGTAGCAACACTTGTCTCACATTTGTTGCTATGGGGGCTTTCCCTATTATGGGCTGAGCAAATCTGTTAACTGGACCGTCACTTTGCGTTTAGCGCCGTGGTAAGCGTCGTCTGCGATTTCTTTTGCGAACTCAATTCTTTTTTCCCACCAAGCCTTTGACTCTTCGCCATCCAAACTCATCATTTGTCTGCGCCAAGCCCAGGTCGGCATAAATTTTCCGGTCCCATTGCAGTGCGGACACATATCATCACTGTTCTTTTTTCTCAGATGCCTTATGGGCTTGACCGTATAGTCGCTCAGCCTGTGCCCAGTGCCATTGCAACTGCGGCAAATTTGAATCAACCATTCAAGCAAGGCTTGCCGAGAAACGATCTCTGCCTTGTCGCGGCTTATGCCTATTCGCTTACGTCTACCACTTCGGATCAAAGCCAGCGACAGCAGATAAACGCTGTCAGGTAGTTGGTTCAGGTGACCGCCAGACTTTAAAGATTGAAGCGAAGAACCAAGCCTAGACGCAAAAGCAAGAGCCGCGATGACATCAACGTCAGAGTGCAACTCATCCTGTCGCAGATTATTACTGTTCAGTGCGCGTCCGATTCGCTCATTGCTCGCCATGATTTGTCCTTTCATTGACAAACACCAGACAAGCGCCACCCTTTGTGTAAACGCCGCGCTCCACCACTAGCCGGACGACCTGGTTGTCATCATCGAACACGCCAGCGTCCTGACAGCTGTCAAGAACAGCTTTGCAACAGTTGTCGATGTCCATAAACCCGGATCGACTGCGAGGGTTCAGAATGATGCAGACCTCGACAGCTTTCGATCCGAATTTGCGCACGTTGTGTTCGCTAACGTATTCAGCAACAGCTGTTTTGAACTGTCGCCCTTTCTTGCTGAGATAAGTTATGTTCCCGCGCTTGCGCCAGTACACGTTGACCGATGGTGGGTATGGTAGTTTAAGACTCACGCAATTAGTCACGAACAACCAACCTACCTGATTCGATTAGCCATCCAATGGTTGCTCTGTGCGCCTCTTCCCAAACCCGATGCCGCTCTTCTTTGCTCCAGTTGCGTCCCTGGTCAAGTTCCATGTGGCACTTGTGACAGAGAGCAGCGACTCGATAATCATCTGCTTTGATCGCCTTGCCTTTGCCGTCCCGCAGCTGGTTCGAGTGGGCTGGGACGATGTTGTCTCCGTCTCCCTGGCAATGGCAGCAAAAGCAAAAGGGTGCATCGTGAATGTGGTTGAGAAGTTTTCTGTTGCGCCAAGTCATGTCAGCGGGTTCATGTAAGCCTGGTACGAATTAAAGGGGGCTAGGATCAATCGCTGGAAACCGTCAGCAGCGTCCTGGTTTGAATCGATTTCACTTCGACTCTGAATGCCGAGCGTACTGCAGATGTAGTTGCGCGCTGCTGCTTCGTTGTCGATGTTGTCAAACGAACGTGACTGCGCCCAATTCCAGAAATCAGAATTACGGCAAAGGATAAATGCTTGTTGCGACAGCGTCCTGCGCTGTTCAACAGGCTGTTCATCGTCGCCGATCTGAACCAGCACAGCCATGAACCGCTGCCCCGCCCGCTTGCCCTGGCGAATGGTGAAGTCTCTAAAAGGATGCGACTCGCCATCGTCGCCGAGCAGAAACGTCACGGTCCTGCCGCGGGTGGATGACTCCGCCCATTGAAGCAGCATCATTTCACCATTGAAAGCAATCTTATTTTGATCCATGCGTGTCCCCTGCGTAACGAGTTATCAATCGACGCCGAGCATCCCGAGTCGAAACCTTTTGCTGCTGTTTTGTGCTGTTTGATATTGTCGCTAAGCAAGGGACCACGCCTTCCGGCGACTTCTCGCCCCACTCAAATTCACCAATCTTCAGATAAGTAATACTGCTGCCTGGAAACTGGGTCATCAATGAGCGTAAGTCTTTGAACAGATGATCAACCTCTGGTTTCTCTTGGCGAACAGCCGCAAAAAATTCTTTATCTGCTTGAGTAAACTTCATAGTTGCTTTCCTACTTCTTGCGGGACAGTTGCGACCCTGGTTGCAGTCGTTGTTGCAAGGCGGACAGCTGTTTGTTATCACAACTGCTCCTCGACAAGGAACGGCGTCTCTTTTGCAACCAACCCAGCCGACCGGGTTTTCGGAACGCTGAAGCCAGATGGTCTACTGCCGTGCAGCTTGTGGTCGGTGTAGGACATCGACTCTTTGTGATACCAGAGCCTGACTTCAGTCTCTTCGCCACCGTCACGCTGTTTAGCAATGATCAGCTTGGCATCGTAGGCGTCCTTCCAGAGTTGCCACTTCTCAGGCGTGAACTCAGACTCACCCTTCATCAAGTTGGCTTCCTTGGTCTTGTTCCGGTAGACGATGATGACGTTGTCCACCCGGTCAGTAATCGAGCCACTGCCCTTGATGTCGAACTTGTTGGGCACAGTCTTCTCATCCATCAGCTTGCGGATGTGGTGAACAACGTGAACGTGAATCTCAAGCTCGCGCGCCATGCCGCACAACTCAAACACAAATTCTTTCTGCGCGTCGTACTGTTCTTCGCCGGGAACGCAGCACATCAAGTTGTCAATGCAGAAATGCTGGACACCCTCTTCCTGGGCGGCATAGCGGACCATACCGAGGATGTCGTTCATGCTGGCGCTGCCGCGCACATCGGCATACCAGATTTTGTTGTCAGCCCAGAACAAAAAATCGCGCACATACTCGACTGATGGAATGCCACCGGCAGCTTGCAAAATCATGCGCTTGTTGAGTGCCTCGGGCTGAAGCTCGAATGATGCGACTCCGCACTTGTACGCTTGCTGCATAAAGCCAAACATGACCTGACTGATCACCATCGATTTTCCGTGCCCATTCGTGCCAGCCCAGATGCTGACCTCGCCGGGTCTGAACTGCATATCAGCCTGACCAAACGGCAGCTTGGCGTGGTTGCTCTGCGCATCACCGAACATCCGCTCAATGGTCTCAGACATGTAATGCGAGGGCTTCCGCATCTTGTGGTTCTTGGTCTCAGTCCTTTTTAAGTACGCCTCAAAATCAATTGAGTCAGGCAATGTGTTGTACATAAGACCCCTCTACAGTCTGTTCCATCCAGTCCAACCACTCCGTATTCATGGAACGATGCCAGGGGGTTAAATCGAGCGTCCACTTCCAGTCTTCTGGGCTTCGACCTTCAATTGAGTCGGGGTCCGGCAAACGATAAATGTCGTAGCCAATCTTTTCATCCAGGAACCAAACGGCGAGCGGTTTGCACTGCTGCGCCAGCTGATCGAACAGCTGTACCGACTGCTGTTCTTGATTGCAGACAATGACCGTATCCACCTGATGCAGAAACCGCCAGTCGTATGTCTTGGTTGGGATCGCGCGCACCAGAGCAAACGGCTCGACGTTTAGGCGAACCGACGCTGGCAGCAAGGACACGAACACCTTCTCAGGCTTCACCTTGCGCATGCGACTAACCAGAATGGACTCGCCGCCAAATGGAAGTTTGGATCGGTCGATCATAAGAATTGGCTGTTGTCTGCCTGAACAACTTCGTCGAGATAGCGACGCTGGCTCAGGTAGGTGGCTGCGTGGGGAACGAATCGACCACCGTGTTCCGTCCACTGGTCTTCGTGCTTGACCGAGTTGAGGTGGCGCATGACCAGGGCTTGCTGGCTGTGCAGCCGGTGCGTTTTCCAAAGCTGGAGCGCCCGTGCCTTGCCTTCTTTGCGCGGATACGCTGACCAAAAGTCTGCGAACCCATCAACCAGGGCGGCGTCTTCTGCTGTTGATTGCTTGGGCTTGGTTAGGAACTTGGCGACCTGTTGTGCCTGATCCTGGGTGATCTTGATTGTGATCACGTCGTCGGCTGTTGCGCCAACTGTTTGGTGGATCGTGAAGACGCCGTCTTCTTCTTCGATGTGGAGTGGGAGGTGGTGCAAGTGCGGCGCGGTCATCATGGCTTGTTCGTCCTGGGCAGGGTTGTTGTTCCCGACACTATACCACAGTAATTCTTTATAACAATACTTTTTGCTAAGAATCTTTTCCCAAGGCTAACCTTTACTCACACTTGGTGGACGGACTTAGCCTAAGACTAAGTCCTTCACAAAGCACTCACACTCGGAGCCACTTCGACCCGACAGCCTTTTCGCGGAATGGGTGCTATCCTCGCCGCCCATGTGTCCCCTGTCTCACCGCTGACGCCCAGTAGGGGTATCGCCGCCCAGCCCTGTCGTCTCAATTCCGACTGGGCAGCGTTGCTGCTTATGCCGTTGGCGATTCGTTCAGTTTGTTACGAACGTAGTTCCAGTCGACTGACCGATCCTGTTGCACAAGCTCGCGGAAATCGTACTTGCCTTTGGAAAATTGATCAATTGCAACCGCAATGGGCAAGCTACAAGTGCTTGCCTTCCGGTACACAAGCGTCGTGATGTAAGCACCGCTGACTCCAGCTATTGCGCCGAGACGGTCGCGCTCCACATGCGACAAGCTGCGGATGAAAATCTTGTGCGGCGAGTTGTCACCGATGTCGTCTGCCACTTGGATGTCTGCTGCTTCTGTGTTCATGCTGTACCCCTGTTAACAATACCATGCGGTAGTGTGCCCTAATTCTTTTGCGCTGACAAGCACGTCACTCTTGCAATCAGCAATGCTTTATGGTATTACTAACTTGTAACGTACAAGTCATTTTAGGGAGCGATCTCAGTGGACTTACAGCAGTCGAGACGAATTAACCTAGTTACCTACATCAAAGACCATTACAAGGGCAACCGCGCGGCATTCTGCCGTGCTACTGGCAAGAACCCAAACCTTATCAACCTGGTGCTGACAGAGAACGAAGACTACAGGCGGGGCTTCGGCGAGAAGCTGGCACGGGACATCGAGCAGCGGCTTGGTATTAGCAGGGGCTGGCTCGACACGCCCCGCGGCGTCGGGGTCAAGCGTGTGCTGACCATTCCCATTGTGGACTACAGCCAAATTCCTGACGTTGCACCAGAGCGTTACGACTACTTTATGGTGCTGCCAACAGCATACCCAAGGTTCAGCCGGGTGACAGCCACTAAGAACATCGTAGCCTCGGTGTTTGAAGATGCTGGGATGCAGCCGACCATCGTTCCAGAGGACTGTCTCTACATTGACCTGGGCATCAAGTCTATTGAGGGCGACGGTCTTTACATCATGCGCTTCAGCGAAAGAACCGAGGTGCGCAGGGTGCAGAGGATTGGCTCCAACATCCGCCTGAGCAAGGACGACCGAATGTTTGAGCCTGTTGTACTGCCAGAGCAACAGCTGTTCTCAGTTGTTCCTGCGGTAGTGGGCAAGGTCTTCTGCTACGCAAGGTCTCAGGTGGTCTAAGCCGCCGAAAAAAAGGGGTGCGCAAGGCACCCCTCAAAATGGCAACGCAAAAGCGTTGGCGGAGGAAGGAGACAGAACCCCGCACCCCGACTGTATGGCTGCAGCGATCACTTCGCAACAGATCGTATAGACAATACCAGAAGGTATTGACAGGTCGTTTTTTCTTAGCTAAGCTCTGCTCTATGGATAAAGAAGCCTACGACCCGCAAGACGATGAGGACGGTGGTCAAGCGTGGTTCGTGCAAGTGCAGCAAGCTGAGCAGCTTTGTTGCGAACAACAATACCGTCTAGTAATCAATCACACTGAAAGGAAGACTAACATGGGACTTATAGCGCGTGACAAAGCTGTCGAAAGTTCGTATGAAATTGCACCAGCCGGAGCGTTTGCGGCGCGGTGCTACCGGGTGATAGACCTGGGTACCCAGACGTTTAACGTCAAGGGTGAGACCAAGAGGGCGCACCAATGTGTCATCACATGGGAGATCAGCAAGAACATGGAAAACGGCAAGCCGTTCCAAATCTCCGAGAAGTACACAGTAAGCCTTAACGACAAGGCTCGGCTTTGCTTAATGCTGGAGTCTTGGCGCGGCAAGAAATTCACCGAGGTTGAGAAGCAGGGCTTTAACTGCCGAGAACTCGTCGGCAAGGTGTGCTTTCTCAACATCGTTCACACGACTAAAAACGACAGGACTTACGCAAACGTGGCTTCGGTGATGGCGATGCCGGAGGGCTTGCCCAGTCCGAAAATGGTCAACGAAATCCACATCTTTGATCTTGACAACTACTCGGTTGCTGATTTCGAGAAGACGCCCAAGTACTACCAAGAACTGATCCGAAAAAGTCCTGAGTTTCAGCAGCTTGATGCTGTTGGCTCTAACCCTGGCGCATCCGACCAAGACGACGAAGACATACCATTTTGAAGGAAACATCATGTCCACTGAAAAAGAATTGCGATCCCAGGTGCTGTCAGTGATTCAGGCTTCGCCGAATCCAGTCAGCAGTAGTGAAATTTCGATGACGCTTGGCAAAAGCATTGAGGCGGTAAGCCTGTCGCTTTTCAAGTTGTTTCGCGCCAAAGAAGTCAAGCGTAAGCAAGACAACAGTGGGCGCAACAAGTACCAGTACGTCTCTCGAAACATGAACCTAGAGGGGTTCTATCTGCGCCCTGGCTGCTTACCAATATCCAAGGCTCAGCGTAAAAGACAGGCTTTGGCTTTGCAGAACGCCAACGCGGTCGTTGAACAAAATCCAACGGCAACAGTTGATCGGATCACAATCTGCTTGGAAGACAGGGACATCACCTTGTCCATCCAAGAAGCAAAGTCTGTGGCTCGGGTACTAGAGCGAGTCCTGCGCAATGTGGCGCCTTAGACTGTCTGACAGGGACATTGAGATGGTGCAGAGGATCACCTTTGCTAGGCAAGACAAAAAGCGTCGGCATTATGTGCGCACAAAAAAGCACGATGTAAAGCGCGATGACTTTGGGATTGCTTACTTAGGATTCTTCGGTGAGGTAGCTGTTGCACGGATGCTGTGCATTGAGCCTGACGAGCGTGTGTTGGTTGGCGGGGACGGGGGAACAGACCTTGTCTTCGCCGGTCGCAGACTGCAAATCAAAACGACCATCTCACCGCAAACCAAAGACTGGCTGTACGTCAACAATGAACAAGCGTTCAGCCCGTACTGCCACTACGGAATCCTGTGCAACATCGATGACTACGAAACCACGGTCACCGTGCGCGGCATCATCGACCGCCAGGACTTCATTCAGAAATCAGAAGTCAAAAACTTTGGCTATGGCGAGCGGCTGGCTGTTCATTCCAAACAGCTGTTGAACATGAGCGCGCTTATCGCCGCGGCGCAAGAACCTTACGGAGTCCAAGTTGGAGAACGCATATGCTAACTAATAAGCTTAATCTACCCCAAGCTGTGGTCCTCGCGGTGCAAAACGACCCTTACACACGGGGCAACTCCGACATCAGCGTCACCCAGCTAATCACCCCACCCTATCAGCGACAGCTTAAAACAACTGTTGAGCCTGTTGAGGATGTGGCAGAGCGACTGTTCAGCCTTTACGGTCAGATTGGTCATGGCATCCTGGAGCGAGCCGGTCTCAGGCTTGGGTCCGATGTCGAGAACAGGCTCTTTGCTCAGTTCCACAACTGGACCGTGTCCGGTCAGTACGACCTCTTTGAGGATGGCGTTCTGATGGACTACAAGTTCACGACCTTCTGGTCGGTCAAAGGTGATGAGCCAAAGGTCGAGTGGGTGCAACAGCTGAACTTGCTTCGCGTGTTGGCGCTACGAAACGGCATGGATGTCAAAGCACTGCGAGTCATTGCCTTACTTCGTGATCACCAGATGACGCAAGCTAAGCGCGATTCCGAGTACCCACAGTTGCCGATTGCCGCGGTCGACATCCCCATGTGGGACATCGTCAAGGCGGAGGAGTTCATGCTTGAGCGGGTTAAGGCTCACCAGAACGCAGCCCCTCCGCCCTGCACAGACGAGGAGCGCTGGATGCAGCCCCCTGTCTTCGCCCTCAAGAAGAACGGACGCAAGACGGCAGTCAAGCTCTACGAGTCACGCGATGAAGCTGAGGCTGCGGCAGCGACTGGCGGCAAAGACCACTTTGTCGAATTTAGACCCGGCGAGTATCGGCGCTGCACCAGTTACTGCAACGTCGCGCACGGTTGCCCCGTCTTTCAACAAGCCCAACAATCGGAGATGCGATGAATCGCTTTATCAAGGAAGGAGATAAACCAACCATTGAAGAAGATGAGGCGTGGGAAGCACTTGGAAAGCAGAGCCAGATCAAAGACCCAATCAACCCAAGTCATTACAAAGTTGGTGGAATTGAAACGATTGACTTCATGCGCGCCAAATCAACTACTGAAGAATTTACGGGTCACTTGCGTTTAACAGCTATCAAGTATTTAAGTCGTGTTGGTCATAAAGATGATGCACTTCAGGACTACAAAAAAGCACACTGGTACATACACCGTTTAATTCAACACTTGGAGGGAAAAAATCATGGCAATCTCTAAAACGAAAACGAAATTAGCTGTTGTAAGCAACAAAGTCGAAGAAGAAAATAAACCACCACATATTTTTGATCCAGAATTTAAGTGGGCGCGCGGCTCTGACGTTCAAAAAACTTGGCGCAAGTTTGGATGGGTGCCGCCAACTGAAACAAAATTCAAGCACATTTATGATCACACTTTGACTGACAGCAATATCAAATGATAAAGTTCTGTCCGGGTCTGCGAATGCTGCTGCAATAGGAGACTTAACATGAGTATTTACAAGCGCGGCAGCATTTACTGGATTGAAGTGCGCGGTCCAGATGGCACCAGACATCGTGAATCAACTGGGTCTGGTAACCAGTTAACAGCAAAGGCGTACCACGACAGACGTTTGGCTGAAATCACAAGGGGTCAAGCCAAACCTCTAACTTGGGACGACGCCACTAAGCGGTGGTTTGCTGAGCGCACAGACAAGCGGTCGCTGGACCGTGACGTATCGATTGCGCGATGGCTTGATCAGCACTGGTCTGGTCGAGTGTTCTCGACGATCACTGATGGCGATGTTCGCAAGGCAGTGGAGCAAAAGCGTATTGAGACTACGGACTCAAATGCAAACCACTACCTAAAGTTCGTGAAGGCGCTCTTTAATAAGTCGGTCGAATGGGGATGGATGGATGTGTCGCCCGTCAAGATGAAGACCTACCCCGCGCCCAAAGCGCGTCTGCGGTTTCTATCTGAGGATGAACTGTCCAGGTTGATGCGTGAACTGCCGCACCACTTGCGGGTGATGGCTGAGTTCAGCGTATTGACAGGTCTTCGGATGTCCAATGTGACTGGACTTCGGTGGGACCGGGTTGACATGCAGCGTCGTTTGCTGTGGATTGAATCGACTGAGTACAAGTCGGGTCGAAATCACGGCATCCCTCTAGGGGATAGAGCGATCCAGATTCTTGAAGGTGAAAGAAACCAAAGCGCTACACATGTGTTCACATACTGCGGCTACCCAGTACAGAACACAAACACAGCAGCCTGGAAGAAAGCACTGGGCAGGGCTGGCATCTCTAACTTCAGGTGGCACGACCTCCGTCACACCTTCGCCAGCTATCACGCCATGAACGGCACACCGCTGCTCACACTCAAGGCGCTGGGCGGTTGGCAAACCCTGGAGATGGTCAACAGGTACGCTCACCTGTCGGCTGAAGGCTCCAGACAGTACGCCAACAACAGCATGCCAACAGCTGTGGGTGGCTGTGCGCAAAATGTGGGGAACGTGGGCGCTTCTAACCCACAGTAACAGCCCACAAAAAAGAAGAGGGAACCGAAGTCCCCTCTGAGAAGTTGGCGGAGTGGACGGGACTCGAACCCGCGACCCCCGGCGTGACAGTACTACATCATGCTCTGTAAATCAAATGCTTGCAGCATTCGTTGACCCACAGAGTTGATGCAGTAACTGTTAGTTGCCGGGTGTGTTGGGGTCAGCTTTGTAAAAGGCTTTGTTAAAGCGCTTGTACAGTCTTGCCTTGTCCTCGGCGATGTTCTTTAGCTTGGCTTCGGCTTCAGCTGCGTCGTATCGACCAGAGGTGCGCTTGTCAATTACATCAACTTCTTGTCTGCGCAAACCAGACAAAGCTTTCTTGTAGTCATCAACAGCAGCGCCAAGTGCCTGTAGCTTGCGCTCTTCACGAAGTCGGTCAGCAACCTCTGGCTTCTTCGCTTGCTCTGTACCGTACAAGAGCTTCCATTCATTGATCGCGCGCTCCGCCTTCTCAGCGTTCCGATAGAACTCGATCTGATCAGCCTTGCCGGTGTTGGATTGGTAGAACGCCTTGAGGATCGGCACCTTGTTCTTCTCGAAAGCAGCATCAGCGCCAATCTCTGATGTTAAATAAATGCTTTCCGCCGCATCTCGGATTGCGCCACCCACACCGCCGGTGAACCAGCCAACCCAATAACGCATGGTTTCTGGGCTGACATCAACGGCTCCGCTCATGCCCTGAGTTCCGCCGGTGGCTTCGTTCAGGTACTGCGACAGCTGTTGGAACATCGTGCCGCGAGTTGAAGTCCAGAACTTTTCGCTGTCGGGTTTGCCTTTATCGTAGGCTGAGTCAGGCATCAACGGTAAGCCCTGTTCAGTCTTGTTCATGGCAACTACTGCAATCGGATCAAGCAGCGTTGGTGAGAAGAACGTAGCCAGGTTTTCCATTGAACCAAACGGCGAGAAGTGAGTAAAGAAACTGTCTCGCAAAAACGCACCGACCTTCGCCAGCGGAACTCCGCGCTGCAAGTCGCTCAGTGCGTAGCCCATGTTTACAAAAAAGCCCAGACCGTATGCCATCGGAACGGTTGTCGAATTGCCTATCGCATCAAAGAACACCAAGCTCTTGAACTTGCTTTGACGATAAACCTCTTTATCCCAATACGGCTGATCATCATCACCCAGCGACAGCGCACCAAGTTGAGCAAGACCGTAGCCCAGGGCGATTAACCCACCGCCCACGGCTGCGCCAGCCTTGCCAGACTTAAAGACGATGCTGGTGGTTTGCTTTGCGCCCTGGATATTGGCGTTAGCGAACATGTACCCTAGCCCCAGGTACGGAGTCCACTTGCCCTTTGCGTCAAAGTTGACGGTTACATTCTTGGCTGCGTTGGTCGCATCCATTCTGTTTGCGCCAGCTTCGAGGCGAGTCATGTATGTTGCAAAGCGCATCGCTGATTCAATTGAGCCAGCCGCATCCAGCATTAGGTCTTCAACCTTACTGAGGGCGTTCAGGCTTTGGGTCAGGTATGTCTTTGGGTTCAAAGAGCCAGCAACTTGAGCAGCCTTGAATCGAGTCTGAATATCCTTCTGGATGTCTTCGATCTCTTTGATGTCCAGGTATCCAACCTTGCCGCCGTCTGCACGATACATGTCGTACAGCTGCTTGAGCGTCAAGGTTTGTGAAGGCTGACCAGGGGGGTTGATTGTGACTGTCTGGTTGGCACTTCCGGTCCAGTTGTTGTCACGCTCAGCTTTCCAAGCAACTCGCGCCGCCTGATACAGTCTTCCATAAGCTTTGATGGCTTGCGATGGACCGTACTTAACAAGGTTGTAGAACCCGCCGGTCTCTGCGTTTCTAACCGCGTCAATCGCAACGAATGCAGGGGACAGAGTAGTACGAACCTTCGCTAGTGTAGACATTGCGCCAGCCCAAACCCTGAAGTACAGCTTCGCCTGATCGCCGCTACCGATTGCGCCAGTCATCTTCAGGTCATCTAGCATGCCTGGGTCTGCAACCTTAATGAATACTGGGCGACCTTTGACGCGATAGGCGATGGTTTCGTTCGGGTTCTGATTGGTCTCAAAAGCAATGCGCACCTCGCCGCTTATAAAACCGAGCGGTGATTGCAGCTGGTTGCGAATGTACGAACGCTTGATTGATGGCGCGTTGATTTCCCAGAGATTGCGGTCTGGGTTGTCGCGGACAAACTGTCCCAACAATCGGTAGACCTTGTTCTTTTCGGCGACAACAACGGCGTCGGTGTAGTCCTTGAGGATGTTCTCAACGATGTTGCCAGCCCTGGACTCACGACCCTTAGCGATACGGACAAACGGATTGCGTGGGTCTAATCGACCAGGAGAGCCGACACCCAAACTGCTGCCAGTCTCTTCGTCCACGCTCTCAAAGCCTCGCAGAGGTACATAGTTTGGATTCTCAGCCTTCCACTGATTCACGGTCGCTGCGTCAACCAAGCCTTCATTCACCAAGATACTCTGGGTCATATTGGTGATGTCCTGGAATCGCTTAGCAATCGCTTGGAACACGGGGAAGTCCGCGCGCTTACGGAAGTCAGCAACAATCTTTGCTGCTTCTGCGTTAGTCATACCCGAGCCACCGTCAGTTGGGAACTGTGAGGGGTTCCTAGTCTGAATGATCAGGTTGCGCTCTGGTGCATACATGGCGTAGAGGTACTGAGCGGCTTCATCCAAGTCAACGCCAGCCTTAGCTGCGTCCTCAATCAGTGGAATCTCGACCTCTTTCTTGAATCGATCTAAACGACCACGAACAGCACCCCGCATCCGCTGAGAAGCAGCCGTAATGTCTGTGCTGCCAAGTACATTGCCTGCGCTGTCCTTGATGTCGAGCGTTCCACCCTGCTGTTGAACAGCCTGTTGGATGTCTTCCACCCTGGACATGCGGTTCTGAAACAGGTTCTCAAGATACTTCTCACGAACCGTGCGCGCCGGTAGGGTGAACTTGTTGCCTTGCAATGCGACGCGGCGAGAGAAGAATCCTTCGTTGACAGGATTTTGCGAGCGCCACTCAGCAGCAGACTTAACAAACCCGTTGTAGTCAGCGTCGATCCAGGCGTCTACATTTTCAAAGCCAGACTCTTTGGCTCGCTCTATCAAGAACTCTTCCTGAAGCGCTATATCCTCCGCCATGCTGCGGCTGAAGTTGCTCTTCGGGTGGAGGTCATACTCCAGGCTTCGGAAGTCACCGGGCTTCTTGCTGCGCAGACCAGTTGCCCCGCTTGTTAGTGCAGAAAGCTTGCTTCCAATTTTGCTTGCCAGGACGGTAGCTTTACCTTTGTTGAAGTACAACAGCTGTTGAGCAGCAATCTCGCTGTTGGTCTCACGCAGCGACGACTCTTGGTTTACGGGGTAGATCGAGGCGATCTCGCTGGCTCGCATGGTGACGCCAGTTTCTTTACTGCGCTGCGGCACACCAGGCTGGACGATGGCGATAACAGGGTTGCCTTCTTTCACCATGTCGAGAACCACTTTGTACGACTCACGGCGGTTTAGCTGTGCGTTAGGCATCACCTTGATGATTGCAACAGGATTGCCGATCATTCGAGGCACTGAACGCAACTCATCAACAGTCAGGGCAATGCGCTTGGCGCGCTGCACCTGGAAGCCAGCAGAGTTGTAGCCGCGGAAGTCTTCGGTGAATTTGCCAGCGCCCTCTGGATTAGACACTTTCATCACCGTGCGCTTGCTAATAACAAGCGGCTCCTCCGGCGCACCAACAGCTGTCAGAACACGGGGGTTCTCGTTGATGATGAACAGGTCAGGCGCGGTTGCCTTGCCGTTGATGGCATCAAGCACCAGCGGTCGGCTGTACTGTCCAACAGTTTCTACTTCTGTTGGTTCGGTTCTGGCTTCTGGCTGGTTGACGGGAACATCTGTTGCAACATCTCGACCGACTGTTGTCCCGACAGTCCCGCCAGTTCCCCCTCGATTAAATCGTGCAGGGGATCGCTGGGGTCGATCACCCTCTGCTGCGGCGATGATTGCTTCTTCGTATCCGATGTCATCTGTTTTCCTTCCGGTCAGTTTCGCGTAAAGCCGTTTCTCGTAGTACCACAGTGCCGCCTGAATGTCAGCAAGGGTCAGCTTGACGCCGTTATCGGATAGCTTCTCTTGAGCCATCAGCGTGGTGCCAATCATAAAGCTACGGTCGCTCGCCCGGAACGGCGCCTCGTTGAGTTCAAGGAACGTCGTTTTAACCAGTGTGTTCGCTTTCTTCTCAAGCTCTGTACCGCCCTTGTACTTCTTCTGCTTGTACGATTCTTGGTACGGGATGGCGCTCAGTGCGACGACCTCGTCGTCCACATTCTCTGGCAAGCCCAACAGCTGTCGAACAGACTCAACACTCGACTTGGTAGGTTCAGGGATCAGCGTCCCACGAATGCGGTTGAATGTGCGGCTCCACCACAAATCCATAGTGAGGTAGCCCTCGGACCCCATGAGGTTGGCATAGAAAGCCCCCAGCTTGGGACCAAAGTACAGTGCGGCTCGTGGCATCACCGTGTCTGCTGTGTAGCTAGAGTTAGCTTTCTTCCCGGCTGCTCGCAGGCTTGCGTTGATTTGACCAACGGTAAGCTCTTCCAACAGATGGTCGCTGAAACCGTCCATGCCGAACTGATCAATCAGTGCTTGCAGTCGGTCAAGGGTTGCGCTCATCGAGCCACGGCGAGTGCCAACCGGCTGAAGAGCGCCGCCATCACGGAAGCCGTCGTAAATCTTCAGGGCGTTGCTGATGTTGGTCGAGACCTTTTCACCGTTAGAGGTGATGGCAACAATGGCGGTGAACACGTTGCGCGCGCCCGCGTCTTCGTCCAACTCTGGGTAGACGCGAGCCAATCGCTTAACTGCGTTGGGGTAGTTGGCTGAATACCAGCCTAAGCCCGTGCCGGTGTCTGCGGATGTGCCCAGTTGATAAGAAATCTCGCCCACCAGGATGTCGGCAATCTCTTTCATTGCCTCTTCGGTGGTGTTCTTGTCAGAAATTTCGCCGTCCTCTTTGAGAGTCTTGGCGTTCAGGGCTGCGCCAACATCGCGCACCTTATTAGACTTGGCGTCCATGCCAATCGCGCGTCGAGCATCTGCATCAGACATCTGCATGAGCAACACGGTTGAGCGCGAATACTGACTAACACCCTTTTTGGGAGCGTCGGTCTGCTCTTGCACAGTATCAACTTGCTGTGGTATATTACTATTAGGTATTGTTACAGGAGGTAAAGATATGGAAATTCCGGCTTCGTTCCCGGAAGGGACCACCTTCTTCGAGGTTATGGGTGTACCAGTTACCCGCGCGCCCGACGGCACATTGTCGGCTTGGGACGACAACCCGGGCACCGGCGAGGTAGCGCCGCGCTCGTTCGGCTTGTCCACCTGGACATCCGAGGGCGTACCTATGACCGAAGCTGCTTGGCGTGGCGCATTCGCCCCGTCGAAGACTCGCTGAGCCGCCACGCTATACAGCTGGAATTGTTTAAGCTGCAATTCTCTGATTTGGTCTTGAGCCGCTGAGATGTCGCCAGGGGACATGGGTTTGTCCTGGCTCAGGATGTCGCGGCGCAGTTGATCCTCTATCTTGTAGAAACCATGCGCAATCTCTTTTGCCTCCATCATCGGGGCAAAGTTCATCTGTAACTCGACAGAGAAGTTCAGGAAGGATGCGCCCCTGAAGAAGACATCGCGGTAGCCGCTGGGGTGAACTGGCGCATTTGGGTCCCAGCCATTTCGCTTGATGCTTACGCCATCAAAGAAACTGGTCGTCGCTTTAATCATGTCCTGCAAATCACGCAAGTCATTGACCACCAGGGTTGATCGAACCACGTCACCGATCTTGGTGTGATCGCCGCTGTAGTCGAACCAAATCTTGGAGAAGGAGCGATCAAAGCTCTTAATTGGACCGCTTTTAAGAGTCATCCCTTCTCGGTCAGCAAGGACTTTCGCACGGTCATCAAAAACTTTTTTGACTGGCGGTGCGCGACGCAGTACAGCGCGGGTCTGCTGATAAACAGCAAAGATGTCAGGGTGAGCAATCAAATCAGTAACGCTTATCGCATCACCATTGACCAGCGCACCAAGCAATTCCTCACGCGAAAACTTGCCCTGCTTCTCAGGCTTAACTGGCGGAGCGGCTGTCTGGGTAATCGGCGCGGCGGGCTGTGCTACGGTCTGCGTTGCGGGCTGTGTCGCAACAGCTATCGTCTGCTGACCAGTAGCAACAGCTGTTTGTGCTGTCCCGCCAACCCTCGCAGCCTCACGCTTTTGGTACTCAGCAAACGCGGTCTTGATTGCGTCCCTGGCTTGATTAACACGCTGGCGGTCTTTGATGTACTGAGGACCACGCAGCGCCGCGGACAAGCGGTCTAAGATTTCAGTCAGAACATCGCGGAACTGCTGAGCCAGGGTCTTGTCCTGGAAGCTGTCAAACAGCTGTCCAAGCAAGGCTGGGTCTGTTGATTGCTGTCCAACAACCACAGCGACCAACTCAGACTCAAGTTGGGCTGCGGACATGGGCTGACCCACCTCCTGCATGCGACGGGTATTTAGTGCGTCATAAAGACGTTGCTTTACGACTGGGTCAGCAGTGCTGACTATGATGTCGCGCAGCCGTGCATAGATTTCTGGGTACTTGGTTTCAAGCGTGTGCGTTAACTCATGCCACGTCGTGTCCATAAAGTCGGCATTCGGCGACACAAGGATCGTGTTGTCCAGGCGATAGCCGTTGAAGCCGCCAAGGTTGCGACCAGTGCTGGTCGTCATGCCTTGTTCGCCAAAATCAACCCAATGTACGTTTACGCCGAACGCTTGGCTCAGCGCTTCTGCAAACTTATTCAACCGCTTGTCGGTAGTGACTTCGGTTACGTTCAGCGTTTCGTTAGGTTGAAGTTGCAAGTCAGCAGCAATACCGTTCAGTGCAACAGCTAGGGTTTCGGGCTGTTCAACAGCTTGTTTTTGCTGTTGGCTGGCTAAGTCCAGGTCGTCCAGGAATTTCTGCTCGCTCTGGGCAACCACATCTGTTGCCGCGTCCCCAGTAGTTGATAAGTTTACTGCCGCGGGGGACGTGGATAAGTTGTTGATAGGCTCACCTGGTGAGCTACCCACAACATTTTTATCTGGTTCATTGCCTGTTTGACTGTTAATAACAGCTGTTGTAGTACCTGAAGCGTCTGCTTCCCGCTCCGCAGCAGCAATGTCCGCCAGGTCTTGAAGACGCACATTAGAAACTTCTCGGCGTTGCTCTTGGGTCAGACTGGGGTCAAGAGCCATTCGCGCCTGGGCATCCATTCCAGACTGCGCAAATGTGGTCTGGTTGACATCCTGATCAATCGCGCTCGCAAGAGCAGCGAATCTGCGGTCGGCGTCTTTTTGAGGCGTAGCTTTAACGTAAGCCTCTTTACCGCTTTGTACGGTAGCGCCTAGACCGCCGCCAACAATAGCGCCCTCAAGCATTTGAGCGCCAAGCTCTTTGAGGTCGACACCCCGCTCTGTCCCTAGGGTTGCCGCAAGATTGGCTGCGCCTTCTTCAAGACCCTCGGTCCCAGACTGGAGCGCGGTTGCTCTACCAATGCGCCCACCAACTGATGAACCCTGTCCCACGCCGCCTTTAAGCAAGCTCTTTGTGGCAAACCGCTCCAGCGTAGTTTCTATGACAGCGCCAGTAGCAGCAGCCGCCACATCGGCAAAAGTTGCCTGTTCCAGCGTTTTGTTGTCGTTCTTTAGGCGCTCGTTCAGCAGTTCATTGGTTCGTGCCGCAATGTATGCCTTTGGCGCAACGACCGCAGCCGCCATGTCAGGCAGTGAGGTAATAACGCGCTCAGCAACGAACGGTACAACATTTAGCGGGTTGGTTGCGAGGTCACCAAGCTGCTTTGTTGGGGCATAACCAACATCTTTGGTTACGTCCTTTTGTGTTTGCGCCCAAGCTTGTAGCTCATCTAAGCCGCGCTTTTCTTGCTCCAGCCCCTCTTGCCCCTGCATAGTGCGGCGCAACAAGTTTAAGCTGCCCAGGAATGGCGATGCCTTACTGATGGTCTGATCAATAACACCGAACGGCTTAGCCACTCGGGTGTAACCCTCTGCCAAGTTGCCGACAACCTCTTGCGACCTGGGGATAACTTGCTTAAATGGATTGCGAGTCTTTACCTCTTGGGGTTGTTCAACGTCATTTGGTATTGCTGACGCGCGCAGCAATGCCTGTGGCTGTTGAATTTCAGAGATGTTGTCGACAAAGTTATATCCGCCCATGCGAGCGCGATCTTGGTCTTCAATGCGATCCCTAATAGCTTCTGCCCGTCTAGCAGTAGCCTCGCTAGAACCGCCAGGATTCGTGATGCTGTCTACGAATGAGTAAGACACAACTTACCTTGTATTTTGTTTGAGCCAATCGTTGGCGTAGCCATTACGAATTCCCTGCCAAATCTGAATCCCGTTTTCCTCCATGTTATTGAACTGCTCGCGGATGAGTCTGACTTGCTCTTTGTTCTTCGGATCGAGCTTGACTTTTGTTCCGTCAGACTTTGTGACTTCCATTGATTTGCCCTGCTTAACAACCGTGTTAAAGATTGTTTGTGCCTGAGCATACTGCTTGTCGTAGTCTTGTCGCGCTTGTGTATTAAAGTTCCCAAGCAGAGCGCGCGCGCGAGTATGAGCTTGACCGCCTGTTGCGTCGGTGCCGTCAATGAGTGCGCTACCAATGCGAGTAACAATGTTGCTTGCTTCGTCATCAATAACAGACTGAGCTTTGCCGTCGGGTCCGCGCTGGGTGAACCCAGGTGCAAAGTTGTTCTTGGCATAGCCCCGTTCGAGGCTAGACAGCTGGCTAAATGCATCAGCGTTGGCGGTCTTGTTGTTAGCCCTTGACTTGTTTGTCAGGGCATTTATCATTGCTGCGTTAGCGCTTGTTGTATTGGCTGCGGCGTTCGTCAGGCTAGTCGAAATAACAGTCTGATCCTTCTTGGTGCCAAGCGGTTTAGTAACAACTGCGTCGTAAATATCTGGTGCATAAATAGCAGCCAGATGACCGATTGGTGTTGTTGTGTTAGTCGTTTTACCGTTCTCAGTTTTTGATGAAAGCGCAAAAATATCTGGGAATCCATCCTTATTCACCCCGCCAACAATCTTTAGACTGGTAGGGTCCAGGTTTGCCAGTTTGGCGATTTGAGCCGTGGCGTCCGAATCGCCGGACAGCGCTTTGCGAAACATATCCCTGTTGCCGCGCTGCTCCAGCATATTGCTAAACGTCAGCAGTTGCGTCATCTCGCCCTGGTCAACCTTGCCAGCCTTAACGCGAGCCGAAAAAACTTCTTGTTGAAAGTTGGCAATTGCTTTTAAGCCTTCAGAGGTAGACAGGTCGACTGGAACACGCTTCGTCGGCTGAGGTTGCGCAAGAGTTCCCGGAGTTCCGTCAAACACCATAGCGGCTTTTGTCTCGTCTGGCACATTCTTAAAAAGATGTCGATCTGCTGAAGCCCTGAAGCTCGTCAGCATTTCTTCCACGCGCTCACGCTCGCGTTTATCAAACTCAGCACGATCCGTCTCAAACCCAAATCGAATCTGATCGCGCTGTGCGGCTTCATTGGCGCGCCTGTCTGCATTTGTCGCAAGCTCGCGCCGCTGTTGCTCGCCTTGCAGCTGACTTACGGTCAGGGCTGATCGGCGGTCGCCCTCAAGACCGCGTTCGTTAGCGTCGGCTTGCTCGTTCAGTACGTCAGCAATCCCACGCTGAGGCGGCATCTGCATAGCCATTGTTCGCATCATTTACCCTTTCCGATTGCTGACTTGCGCACTGGCTTATGTGTATCTTCAACCAGCTTATCGAGCGCAGCTTTGCCAACCTTGCGAACAGTGTCTGCTGGCAAGATGTACTCGCCATTGCTAAGCCTGATCGGCTCGCCTGTGTCTTTGTTCTTGGCTTGCACTTCGTCAGAAGTGCCAGTGCCCGGTCCACGAATAGCGCCACCACGCCCGTCCTTGTTCTTCTTGCCGCGCACTGAGCCACCGCCAGCCATCCGCTTGCCGTCGCGCAACGCATCAATCTTTGCGTCCAAGTCTTTAATGGCTCCGAGTGCGATGCCAATAGCGTCCTGGGCTTGGATTTGTTTGCCAGTGCCCAAGCCAGTTTCCCGTTTAAAGTCTTCAGCGTAGGGACCAACATGCTGACCGCCGTCTGCTACGCCCTCTTTGTAGCGCCAGGATTCGACGGGCATATTGCGAACGGCATCTAGGGCTTTGCCGCGACCGATTGAAGCCTTGTCTTTCTTCATGTCTTCGGACGAAAAGAACGACATGCCAGCGCCGACAAGCTGACCTAAACCAGCCATACCAGCGTTCTCTGCGTTGTAAGCAGCAACTTGATTTTGGTAGCCCTGATTCATCATGTTACCGATTCCCGCCTGTGCGGCGAGGCTGCCCTGCATGCCTTGCATTGCACCCTGGTAACCCTGGAACATTGGGGCGCTCTGGTTGTTGAACATAGCTGAGGTGCTGCCGCCTACGTTTGCTCCAGTGCCGATGGCGCTGAGTTGCGTGGCTGGCATGTTTCTCCCAATGTTCAGAGCGTTAATACGCTTAGCCTCATACATCTGATCTGCGCCCATTCGGGCGTTGGTCATTGCACCAGCCTTCATGGCTGCTCCCTGCAAGGCAATCTGATTGTTCAGGTCTGCAAACCGTGCGGCGTTCGGGTTGATACCCATGCGCGACAGATTGCGAACAGCTGTTGAACGCGCTGTTGACATCGCTTGCTCAACATCAGAGGCGGCTCGACCCGCGTACAGGTTGCGCATCTGACTTCTGTCCTGGTTCATTGCCTCGGACAGCATTTGATTTTCAAGCGCTCGGTAGCCCTGCCTGTCCTGAGCATTTTCTCTAGCTATCTGCATTGCAAGCCTCTGCCCTTCCAGGTTGGAGGCAACCATACGCTGATAGAAAGGCATGGTCTCTTCGTATCGCTGCTGGGCAAAAGCCATTTGGCGATTTCCAAGCGACTCCATTCGACCGCCAATTTCTTTCATCGCGTTAGCGATTGGCGTGAAATCCGGTGGCGGCGGTGCGTCACTGCACATGTTCTTCTCCCAAAATCTTAGTCAACTGGTTGGCTGTATGTGAATAGCCGAGTGCCAGCAGCAAATCGCCAACGCGATTCACAGACTTGACGGTGACTCGGATTTCTTTGATGCCGACGGAACCAAGAACGTCCTCAACATATTTAATAAATTTGATCCCGACCCTGCCTTTGCGGTGGGCTGGATCAATAAAGATGGTGTCCTCTTCAGCCACCCACTCTTGGGTGTGGGTTGATTGGCTGATGTACATCATGCAATTTCCGATAACGCCGGAATCGCGGCAGCGCAGGGTGAACAGCATGAATCTGCCGTTGCGCTCTGCGTTAATCATGTAGTCATAGTTCGGCTTGAGCGGAATGCTGTGCCGATACTTCTCGGTCTCCTGCCAGTGCATCTGGTGCAGCGGTATCACTTGTTGAAGGATGTCTTCAAGATATTCGCACTGCATTGAGTAATCAACGTATTCACAAGGATCGATAGATGCAATGTCAATGCGAGCAACCACCGTTTGTTTTAATGCATGTAAAAGTCCAATAGCAAGCTCGGGCGTCAGCTTATTCCCAATGTTTTCGGCTAAAGCAACTTCAAGAGCTTGTAAGTTCATTAAATCTCCAACAGTCTCTGTGCAATCGCTTGAAGTAACTCTGGGTCTTGCGGATACATAAAACTACCCGGCACACGAAGCTCAATCTGATCAGTCATTCTTCTGGCGTCGTCCGCAATTGGGACATACAGTTCAGCTAAAACAACTGTGCTGTTAGCCATGCTGTCAGATGACATTCTCATAACAACAATTTGCTTGTTAGTTATATCCATGTTTTACCTGTAGCTAAGGATTACTACCCGCCACTGGAACCCGACGAAAGAGGACGGATTGTTAATCCACCATTGTCTGCGCGCCCAGTTGTAATATGAGAACCCAACATACCAGTTGGTATTGTCAGGGGTCCCGATGGAAGCAGTCAAAACTTCGTAAGAGTGAATTTTGAATTCGTTTTGCGCATGATCAAATTGAAGCGGAAGACCGAAGTTCAATGTAATTTGAGAATTAAATTGGTTGTATGGAAACCTGTTGCCGTCCGTCGAGGTTACGGCAATTTGAACGTAAGGGAAATCGTTACTAGTTAAATTTAACCCCGGAAGAAGCGCGACACTAACAGGACTGCCAGGACCAACTGTTAAAAAGCCTGTAAACACAGCGCGCTGATAGACTAGCTTATCGTCGCTAGTGAACTTCGTTGTGCCAAAAGCATTTCTTATAACAATCTGAGAACCGGAAGCCAGCAAGGTCATTGGGTAATTTCCAAGGGCAAAAACGCTGGATCAGAAACCCAAATACAAGCAAACTGATTGCCGGGAATTAAGCCATCCGCTGGATGAGGTATGTAAGTTATATTACCGTAACCGTCATCATAGCTAATACCAAATTGATTTAAATTCTGGAACGGCTTGAGGCGTAGCCTGACGCCAGCAGACACGGTAACAATTACGTCGTAAGCAATATTAGACCCACTTGGATGATTGGCGCCAATCCAAACGACTTGCTGAGGAGGCGGTGGGTTGTATCCATCTCCCACACCATCAGTATTGGTGCCCCATGTGGCGCTCAAGTTGGCAGCAAATGTCTCCCCGCCCCACGGATAAACTCTATACACTTGCCACGGAGTAAACAACCGCACCGGGTTAATAGACATGATCTGCTGTGGAGGCTCATATATCAGCTGACTACACTGAGTGCCCTTGAGATACCAGAAGCCATTTACAGGAAACGCCGGAAGGGTTCTTTCCCCAACTGAGCTTGGGTTTGTAATTGGCAAGGTAGCGCCAACAAAACCAGCATAATTACCAGCAACGAAATCCCAGTCGCCATCCTGTCGAGCCGGGTTTGTGCATGCAAATCCAGGGCGCGTTAACTGAAAAGCAACACCACTGCCGTTCGTTCGTATGTATCTCTTGTTACTGTCAAAAGTAACATTTCCAGACTGGTCCTGAGTTAAAAACCTGCTACCAGTTATTTTTACTCTTTCAACCATTATGACGCTACAAAGATTTGAACAACAGGGTTCTGTTGCGGTATTGCAGTCCCAAAAACCAAATCAAATGCCACAAGAGTTACCACGCCGTTGTTTACAGTAGGGTATAGAAATCTGCGACTGCCCCCTGCGGCAAAGTATTCCACTGAAGAAGAATACATAATGCCATCCAAACTAAAAAAAACGACAGGGTTTTGTTGAGATGTAAATCCAATGGTCGTAGTTTGGACATTACCGCCCGGGATTACTGCTGATGGCATTGAACACCAGCCATTCTTGCGGCATATCGCAAGCCAATACTATAAATTTTCTCAGCATCATCGAGCCGCCCATCTTTGCAAGCCAGAACCGATGGGACGATAAACTTTGAGTACATGTGCATAAACACAGATTCAGCGTCCGATCTGTTCTTTAACTTAGCCACGATTCCCGGAGCGTGTTGGTAGTACCACTCAACCTTTTTGCGCCCGCCCTTTGTAGCAAGCATATGGTTGTCTCTAAAATTCCGCAGGGTAGTTAAGGTATCTCCGTCGTCAGGCTCACCCATGTATTCACAAACGGCAGTCGTAATAAAACAAAACCCACAGCCCCCGCTACTCCAAGTGAAATACGCAACCGGAGTTGAAGCCAAGAAAATTGACTGTGGAGATGATGTCACCGGATCAGGCTCCATGTACGGCAAGGATGTATGAAAGAAAACATCTTCCGGATATGAAGTTGGTGAAGTCAAAGCAGCGCTAAAGCCTCGATTTGTTTCGCTTGGAACATTGGACCAGGAGGAATAGCGGATGATGGCAACAACCCCATTCAAGCCGTCGATATACAGACTCTTAGTTGGCATACCTAAACACCTGAGTAATGGAGGCAAAGTTAATTGGGTCTATGCTCGATAACTTTTGTGGCAAGTGATGAAGCATCATGCCTTCAGAAACGACTACACCAATATGATTGTGAATACCAATAACATCACCAACATTTATATTAGAGACTTCGACTTCATTAAATCCAAAATCTTTAGAGATAGCAATAGCTCCGCGCTTATATGCATCAACAAACAATCTGTTGTCAAGGCGGGCATAAAACTCTAGCAGATTTGTTCCATCAACCTTGGATGTAATATTTCGCTCACGGGCAAGCCACTCAAGCACCAGGCGGACGCAGTCAGATTGCTTGAGTTTGTAGTTCCGCCCCCTGTATTCTGTCTTTGGTGTAATTAAAGCGTATGTCCTTTGAATCTTGTCCACATACACAACATTCTGCCCAAGAGATTTAGAGGCAAGCAAAAACCCATTATCCTTACGAACAAGCTCACCCATTACTATGTCCAGCCTATCTCCAGCATCAGCGGCAAGGATCAACTCGTCAATTTTCATACAGAAATGGAAATGAATTTGTTTTTGAGATCAATGATAAAGTTGTTGTCGCTAGACTTTAGAACACCACGAATAGTTGCGTCATTAAAAGTAGCAGCGCCACTCTTTGTAATCTGCCAGCCGCTGCTACTACCGCTGTAGTAACCGTCGGACTGAATGACTTCAGCAATGTTTGCCATAGTGATGGTGCCCACGCCTATGGCAGCATTCGTAATTCTTACAACGCCATTAACCACCTCGAATGGAGTAATCGTTGTACTGCTGAATGCTTGCGTTTTGATTCTGAAGTTCGCAGCGACCACCTCTACGTCGCCGTTCTCAACTTTGAACGTAGGGTTGTTGGCGGAAAATCCAGTCGCAAAGCCCTGACCGTCATAGCTGACACTAACCGATCCGCCAGCATAAAGCTGAGCGCCGTATACCTGTGCGCCGTTGAATCCAATGGTCGCGTTGACGTAACCCGCGGTAATCTTCTTGGCGCTGACGCTCCCTATCTTTGCATCGTCAATACTGGCGTTTTGAATGAAGGCAGACTTAATGAAAGTGCTGCCGCCAGTAACAAAGAACGGAATTGAGTAAGACAGCGGATTGTTGTTTAAGCTGTTTCCGCTGCTACCAGGCTCTACGATTGCAAACTTGTCGGCTCTAACAATGAAGGCTGATGTGGGCGTATCGTTGACAGCAGAGGATGCCAGACCAAAACCGGACACATGACCGTTTAAGTCGATCTTGACAGTGTACTGACCCTCAAGCGACTGACCGCTCGCCTTGGCGTAGAAGTTCTGCTGAACTGCGACGGTTGTCGCGTAACCGGCGTTCTGCACTTGAGATGCAAGAGTAGTAACTTGCTCAGCTACAGTCGAATCACCCGCGATCCTGGCAGTTGTTTCAGTCTGAATGGCTGCTGCGTTTGAGTTAACAGCGGCTGTTACTGTTGTGATCTGTTGAGACAGCGACTGGTCAGCGGTTTGGCGGGTGTTGGCTTCTTGAGTAATCGCAGCGCCGCGGGCTACCGCCTCAGCAAGAATTTGTTGCGCCCGTGTTTTTGCTTCGGCTGTAATCCTGGCGTTAGCAAGACCACTGCCAGCCTCGGCATCGTTGAGCCTTTCAGCAAGCACCCTGTTTAAGGAAGACTCCAGGATTTGATTCTCCAGAGCTTTCAAAACTACAGCAACAGGAACCCCTGTCGTAACAGCTGTTCCTTTTGAGCTATTCCAAGCAGACCTGACACCAGCCGCAGATACGGTCTTTACCCAGTAGTAATAAGTTTTAGCTTCGCCGCCCGTTTTATCGGTAAAGTTTTGAGATGTACTTGTACCGATCCGCTGGGCTTGAGCAACATCATCAACAAAAGCTCTGTAAATTTCCCAGAAGCTAGGGTTAGGAAATCCAACAACATTCCAAGTCAAAAGAACAGTGTCAAAAACAGCTGTTCCAAAAAGCTGAGTTGCTGGCGGCGGCTGCGTAAAATCGGTTCCTGGGTTATACGTTGGAACTCTTATGGCTGGAACAGCATACCTACCGCCAAGCGTCGATGCGGATGTCCTAGATACGGAGCCGCCCTCTGTTGTTACAGCATCCTCCTCGGGCTGAACCAGCTTGAGCGCCTCTAAATCTCGGAACGTAACGCCAGCATCTTTCTTGTCTCCTCGATGACCGACTCGAATTTCGCTTGTTTCTTTGAGCGCGTTTAAAACTTCTTTGATATTGCTACCATCAAAGTCAGGGATTGAAGGAAGCTTGGTAGTCATGCTGATTTAAGCTCCCATGCGCTTTGGGCAATAGCTATAGTGTTAATTTGAGATGTACCAGAAACTTCAATAACCCACTCTCGCGCCATAAACCCAGACTGCAAGCGGAACGGCGAAATGCTTGTAGCTACATAGCTATACTCGCTGCCGTCAGCGGTGATCTTTACGTTGACAGGGTATGCATCTGCTTGCACCTGACCAAAAGAAAATGTGCCAGGAGAAGGTAGCTCAGCAATCTTGCTCTTCCAAGCGTAGGTTAAGTTACCAGTACCGCCAAACAGTGTTTTTAACCCAATGCTGTCAAGAACGTACAGCTTGTCTTCCTGAACAATCTTGTGGGCAGCAAAACCAGACAAGTCTGTTTCTGTCCATGTTGCGGTTTCGCTGGACGGATCAAAGACAAACATCTTGTAAGAATCGCCGCTCAAATAAAAACCGTGGTATCGGTTCTCAAACCAGTAAGCGTGAATACTTGATGGGCTATAAGCTTGCCACTGGGCTTGGCTGAGGATTTTCTTAGTGACAACATCTGCCCCACTTTGAGAAACCATTACCAGACCGTCCGGAGACGCATACATAATGCCCGGACCCATCTCGACAATTGACCGACGCGATACACACGCTTGTTCAAGCGCCAGCTTTGTAAGCGTCATAGACGCCGGATCAACACCGCTAACAATGTATGGAAAGCCTTGGGTCAATATGACCGCTGACTGACCCATGACGGCGATGCCGACTACATCAAAGTCAACCGTAATTTGATACTTGGTCGGGAAGGCATGCGGCTGGTAAGGCTCAGAAAAGCAAAGCGTTCTGTTATCGCTCCAGCCAACCGCAATGCCGTTCGCCATCAGGCTTAGCCCTTGTAGGTCAGATGGCGGAGCTACCCACCCAATGGATGGGATTACCTCGCCAAGGGCTGACTGAAGAACCTTGTCGGTATAAGTCGACTGCCCAACGGGGGTGCCGTTCTCTACAGTATTGACCAACTGATAGTTGGTTGCGCCCGCGGCTGCGGTTGACGTGCGGTAGATATAAATCTTAGCGACGTTGTAATTGCCAGTTGGCGCCCCAGAAAAACCAGTAATGGTGACGGGAAAGTCTGGATCAATATCAATTGCTTCAGACGGATCACTGGGCGGACCCTCTTCACCATACTCAGAGACGTATGTGTATACATAAACTCTTGTCTCAGAATTCCGAACAGGCTGCGCTGTTCCAACAGCACCAAAAAATTCTTCTGGGGGTGTGATCCCGGATGGATTCGTCGGCGCAGCACGGCTGCTCAGCCCAGACTGTGGCAAAGTGTCTTCGTAAGAAATTTGTGAGGCTGGTACTTCGCTTACCAGCTTGTAGTTTGCGCTGGGTATGGTGAGCAGTCCGCTGCCAGACTGAGCAACATCCTGTCGATAGATACGTTTCTTCGAGCAGCCATCTGGGATGCTGTCAGACATCGTCACCTTGACTCGGGTCAGGGCATCGACAACTTGAACCATGCCGCTGGAATCGGAAAGAGGGCTTTCAAAGCCAGCATCGTGTACCCAGCTATAAGCATAAACCCTGATAGATGTAGCCACTGGTGATCCAGATGCAGCGTTATCTGCCAGAGATGTGTCACCGATGCCATACCCCGCGGTTGGAGGAGTCGTGGGCTTGGCTGGCGTGTACAACACTGCGTTACTGATCGCCGAGCCATTAAATTCAGAATCTTGCAGTAAGTCTTCGTATGTTTGCTGTGCGAGCGGAACTGTGGCGAGCAGCGTCCAGGTTCCGTCTTTCTTCCTATAAATTCGTTTTTGGGTAACAGACTGCTGGAAGTTGCCAGTGTTAGGCAACGCAGTAAGCGCCACCTTCGCCATAACACGACGGGAAGCAGTGGTAACCCCACCAGGAACAACAGTCCCCCCAACATTGAAGAGAATCGTTTTTGAGTTAACAACCTCTGTGACCTTAAAGGCGGTCGCCACATTTGTTAGTTTGACGAAGTCGTCAACGCTGAAGTCGTGCGAGTTAACAAAGACAGCTGTTGCGACAGCATTGTTCACCGACAGAGTAAGGTCATAAAGACCATAGTCAAAATGATTCTTGATGCACGACGTGCTTGCTGTGGTGCCAAGGCTTGATTCTTGTGAGCCAGTGTAATAAGTGACCGCGTATTCCCTGGTGTTGCTTGTGACTTCAGTAATTGGAGCGCCAGTAGCAACAGGTTTACCAGCTGGCTTCGGAATGCCAAGCTCGTAGTATTGCGACGGATATGGCGCTGCGCCAGAAGTGATGAACTCTTTGGGTCCGTACCTCGGCTCGTTCTCACCGCTCCAGTACAACCGATTCCACTGGTCGCTCATTACCGGAGACTCGATTACATACACATCAGTAGTCCAGGACAACCATTTGGTATTGGCACTAGACGCGCTTCCGGCAGGAAGTACTGGGTAAATAGTGCGGACGCTAGATAACGGATTGCGGTTGATTGAAAAAGCAGTTATGCCGTTTTGTTTGTAAGGAACGATTGACCCTGACTGGATGCGCACGTTCTTTGAAAGCTGCGCTTCACCTGGCTGAAGCAATCTTGGGTCCAGTATTGGCTTCATTCCGGAGAAGCCTTTGATGGTGAAGATTGCCATTACGTTCTCACTTGTCTTCTTTGTGTTCGAGCCTCTTGAAAAGAAGCGCAAGTGTAGTATCCACCTTGTTGAAACCGTCGCGCATATCTTCTTTAATCTCTTTCACGGCATCTTTAAAATCATCGCGTCTGACATAATGATCGTTGACGTTTTTGTCTACGGTTCTAATGTCGTCTTTCAGGTCTTTGATTGCTTCCCAGATGACTTTCAAAATCCAGCCTCCTAGCGCGCCGCAACAAGCAACAACCCAATTAAAAACTGTCTGATCCATCTTTTTCCCAATCTTTTATAGCGACCCATCCACAAGCCATAGATGCAAGCGCTTTATAAAAATCTTCCTGGTGCGTAACAAAAAAATCAACCAGACTCTGGAAGCTCTGGGAAAAGACACTTTTGAATAAACTCATAGATCAAATCCTCTTCAAAGCCGAGCGAAGCCATTACTTTTGGAGTATGTGGATTCATCTTTTGATTTTGACAATATTTATTTTGCTTCTTGATAAACATGCCGCTGCCAACATCTACATTGTTAATATAGTAGCGGAGGTTATCGTAGGCAAGATTTAATACTGCCCTTAGTTCTGACTCATCAGTGATGTTTCCAGCAGCTACCATACTGGCGCTAAAAATTTCTTCAGCCCACGGGGGAAGCTGCCGCCTTTTACTCCAAGCCATTTCAGAAACACGACAAGCGAACCAAGCAACCATAGGGTGGCTTCGGTCGATTGGGCTGAAGTCGTGGAAAGCGCCAGTAACTTTGTTGGGACCAGCGATTAGGTCAAAACCAAATATGGGCGCACCGCTAGACGTGTTCGGAAAAACAGTCAAGTGCAACATGTATAGGCGCTTTGTGTGTCTTGCGTCAACAACGTCAAGATGTGCGCGCCTAAATGTGGGCGAAGTCCAAACGTGGTTTTCCCACGGGAAATCGTGACCTTCGTCTACAGGCGGGTAAGTATCAAGAACTTTTACAAGCTCATCTTTAAATATTTCAAGCTGCGAGAAGACCGTGCTTGTCTGCGACATCGTCAAAAAGCTGAAGGGTGAACTCAAACGCAAGATTAGCCTCTGAAGCCATCTCATCTTTCAGCATTGCTCTAATACCAGAAACAAGAGCGCTTCTGTCGTCGAAGTCATAACGCCGACACTTCCCGGGCAACTTGCTTTTCAGAATCTGACCGCCGTACATGTCAGCCATATGGTGAACATACATGTTGGCAATTACGCCATCAACGTCAAGATCATTGATTCTTTCTCGTTGAGTAGCGGTTGCTTTGGACGCAAAGAATTCAAGACCGCCACACATATCTGAAAGCTCAATAAGGTCTTCCATTATCAAGCCGGATCGCTCGACCCCAGGCAGGGATTGAGAAATTCCAAAATACGAAGCTCTGCTTTCAATTGCTTGATAAACAATCAATTGGTTTGCCAAAAGTTCTGCATAAGCTTGCGGCGTCAAAGACCCAGCCATCATAACAGTCGTCAGAGGATGGCGCTCAGCCTCCTCATGCTGCTCTTTAATGGCATCACGCAAACTCATGCGGTCCACTTATCCTTTGGACACTCGGCAGATGCAAGCATAACCTTTGCAATGATTACGCATTTGCATTGAGTGCAAACCGGGACAGTCTGGTGCTTGAACTCGCAAGAGTCGCAAACAGACTTTCTTGCAGATCGCACGTCTTTCGGTGCAAGGATTGGGGTATTTGTTTTTTGATTCATATTAAGCCTCGATTGCTACGCGCAAACTGTCAGCGTTGGAGTTAAGAATGTCCGCCAGTTCCTGGAACGCCGCGATCTCGGCGGCAGTCAAGCCCTCAAGATTTCGACCCGGAGCTAAATCTTGCGCTGTAGTTTGATGCCGAGCCGGTGCGGTAAAAGTGCCGTTGTTATGAGTCCAGCCACCCTGAACTTCTGCGGGACACTTAGTCCAAACAAGAGAAGGGTGGAAGCGACCGACAGGATCGATGTTTGTTGTTTCACAAACAATTTCGTTTTCAATTCTTGCCCAATTTTTCATTTCTTACTCCTTATTAAGCCCACTCGATTGCAACATAGCCGTTGCCGCCACCACCACCACCGGCGTAGTACCAGGCGTAAGCCCCGCCATTGCCGCCACCACCGCCGCCTGCGCCTCCTTGAGCGCCGCGCCCCGAGGAGCCGTAGCCGCCGCCACCACCGCCCATAAAGCCGCCAGCACCGCCAAACCCGCTGTTGGTGGAATAGGAGGCACCGCCGCCGCCACCGCCGCCAGCACCGCCAGCACCACCTGTTCCAGAGGACTGGGTGCCGCTGTAAGAACCGCCGCCGCCGCCACCGCCTTCATTAGCGTTCAACAGTCTGGGGGTTGCAAATGACTGTTCACTAACGGTGAAGCTAGAACCGCTACCGGCAGGGAGCGCTACATAAGCAGCAGCGGCAACGCCGCCAAAGTCAGCAATAGCAGCCGCAGCTTGACCCGGTCCAGACGCATCGCTGTTGTTTGCGCCCAATGCGCGTACATTGAGTGAACTTAATCCGCCGCCGCCGAAGTTGTTGCGGTCTGTGGTTGACGATTGCCCGTTTTGTCCGGCACCGCCATATCCGCCACCGCCAGCGCCAAATCCCTGTATGTTGCTGCTACTGTCAGGCCAGGTGCCGCCATCCCCTCCATTGCCTCCAATGCCTCCGCCGCCTCCGCCGCACCCAGACCAGCCATAAGATTTCTGCCCGCCATCCCCGCCTCTGAACCCAGTAGTGACGTTGAAGTTTCCGGGGGCGCCACCGCCACCACCGCCGTACCCCTCGCTTTGACTGCACCAGTTACAGCCGCCGTAACCGCGCCCACCGCCGCCTTGACCGCCGGTACTGTTAATAATGGTGCCGCCGGAGCCGGAGCCGCCGCTGACGCGAGTGCCACCGCTGTTATTTTGTCCGCCCGAGCCGCCGGTGGCAGAGCAAAAAGCACCGAAAGAGGAGCTACCGCCAGCCGTCCCCGCGGTTCCACCGCTGCTGTTATATCCAGTACCGGAGGTATTATTGTGTCCCCCCGTTCCGACGGTAACGGTAATACTTTGACCAGGGGTCACGGCATAAACGCCCATAGCGAAGCCCCCACCGCCACCCCCGCCATTGTTATATTCACCGTTGGCACCGCTACCGCCTGCGCCGATTACTATTGCTCGAACCGACGAAACGCCAGCCGGTACAGTGAAGGTATAAGACCCGGGGGTAATATACTCCTGATAGTTTTTGTAAATACGTTTGTCAGCTGAAGCAGTGCTGCCGCCAAGTTGAGATGAGAGCAAGAAAGCCATTACACGATCCTCCAACCAAATGTGGTGTTAAGAAAAACAAGACGAAATGCGGCATTTTTAATGTCAACAGTCATGTCATCAGCCTGACCAAAAATTAAGTTTCCATTTCTAAGAATGGTTGGTTTGTTGACATCAAATTTGCCAGCAGCATCCAAGAACTCAACGTAATCTCCGGCACCCGGGTTAGCCGGAAGAGTTACGTTAAATGCAGCAGATGTTGTGTCGAGCGCAAGGCGGTCTCCAGAAACCACTGTGTAGGCTGCGGTTTTGATTGACCAGTTCTTTTCAGAACTAGCGATTGCGTCATCAATGTAAGTTTTTGCAGCTGTAACCGTTGGTGCTTTAACGCTACCCCCAGTTTGCAATGTTGAATCAGTAGACAGTAAGCCACCACTGCCAGAGCCTGATTTGTTATCAACATAAGTTTTAACAGCGTACTCTGTTGGAACAGCAGTATTGCTGTTGCCAGACAGAGTTGCATCAGAGGAGAACTCGTTGATGGTCTCGCCAAGCTGCGCACCAATCGAGCCTAGGCGCAAAGACGACAAGCCTGACAGGTCAAACGCACTTGCGTTCAGGGTCGCCTTGCCGGTTGCTTGATCAATTCGGAAGTATTCGCCAACCCTAAAGTTGCCATCCTGATCGGTCGATACATAATAAACTCGACCTGGGAATGCTTCGTCCGTCTCATTGCCTTGAGCAGCAGGCTGGGTTGGCGTTCCGGGGTAGTTGGTGGTTGTAAAGCCGCCAGTTCCAATAGACAAGAAGTCGTGACCAGTAAGACGAATCTGAGAATACTTATACCTGATGACCACCGCTGTTCCGGCAGCTGAGCCTGTAGGCTTTTCCTGCGCCAGCAGCAGCGTAATTTCGCTCGCTGAACTTGTCCATGTGCCGGTCGTACTTTGCACCACATACGAATAGGTGTCGTCAGCAAGCGAGATGCTTGCGCCGGGTTTGGGTAAGGCGCTGAACCCGGTCGCAACCAGCACAAAACCTTTTTGATCCTCAACAGAGGACTTTACCGTGCCAGTGCCTCCACCGCTAAATGTCAGCGTCTGGTTGGTTACGAAGGTGCCGGTAATGTCCTTAACGTATACCTTGTCTCCGGAGTACTGGACATTAGTGACGATGGCAGTAGCGCCACCGTCTGAAGTCACCGTGTCGCCTACATTGATCGTTCCTCCAGTATAGGTAAACGGCAGCACCCGACCAACCAATGTGCCTGTGACCGGCGACTCTGTTACATCGAAACCGCGAGAAATGGCTCCCCATGTTCCGTAGCTGTTGTTGCCATTGAGTGCGCGGATGTGACCGCCGCCAGTTGAGGCGTAGCCAAAGTAACAGTAGTAAGTAAAGCAAGAAACAATTTCAGCCTTGCCGCCGTCCTTGACCCAGTAGCCGACACCGTTGTCGCTGATCACGGTATAGCCGTGGAAGATCATCGACTTTGCGCCAGTACTGTGAATCGTGCCATCAACTAGCGCACCAATAGCGCCTGTGCAGATTGCAGAACACTCCAGCACATATGGCGACTTTGTTGTTACGGGGCTGGCGGGGTTAAACCCAACAACCACGCCCTTGATCGTCGAGGTTGTGATGTCTTCCGTAGTTGTACCGGCAACCCAACCAGTCATGCCGACGAACGTCATCTTGTTCAGGATAGAGCCATTGCTCATTCTGAACATCGTTGACTCATTGTTCGGCGTGACACCATCATCGCTCAAGCCGGTTGCCGGTTGCACGATTACGGTGCGCTGGTTATCGCCGACAATAGCTACATTGACAGGGACAACAATCGGAAGCTGCTCAAGGTATGTGCCGGTCTTGACAAAAATAGTTGATCCAGCAGGAGCTTGACTACAAGCGTATTTAATCGAGGCAAACGGAGCAGAAAGATTCTTGCCAGAATGTACTTGGTCAACCCCATGTGGAGCTACATAAAAAACATTTATTGATTGAGTCGCGCCAATCCAGTCAAACGATGCACCATCGTCTTTGACCGTAAGAGACTGACCAGTATCGGTAGCAAGTATTGGGGGATAAATATCTGTACCGCCAACCACAAACTGCTGCCACTTACCCGTGGTGTAATCAGTCTGGAAATTCGCGCCAGCAGTATGACCTGACGTTGCAATGTAGGCTGAACCAACAGCATCCTTAACAACATCGTCTCTGAAGTACACCGTAGTTGCAGCCCAGGCGCCGCGCCAACGAATGCCAGAGTTGTACTTTGTCCAATAGACGTTCGTAACTAAGTTAGTTTCAAAATCTGTTGAGGCATGGCGCACAACACAGATATAAGAAGTGCCGCCATGAAAGACTACATCGTTGATGTAGTATTCAACACCAGTGTCCCAAGCCCCTCGGTTGCGAATGCTTTCAGTCAACAGAATCCAGTGAGCGCTGTTCAGAGTGCCAGCGCTGTCAATCGGTAGTTGATTGGTATTGTTTGAAACTGATTTGTATTGATTCGCCCCGTAAGCAACAAGATCGTTTGGCACATAAGCCGTTGCAGGATTCCAAGCGCCGCTTGCCGAAATACCCTCAATAAGTTTTGCCCAGAAGGTTGTATTAGTTGGCAAGTTACCGCTTGTATCCTGGAGAGCAATGTAACCAGAAGAGCCATACGACACGATGTCGTTTCGCTGGTACTGAGCAGTGTTTGAGTACACACCCTCGTATTGAATACCGTCAGCAAACTGTGACCAATAAGTAGCGTTTGGAGGGGTGAAGCCAGTGCCATCTTTGATAGCGATGTAGACCTTACCGCCGTGAGCAACACCATCACCAACCTTATATGCGATGCTGGTGCTGAATGCACCCTTGAACTTGATGCCCTCAACCATCAATGCCCAGTAATTAGTATCTGTGGGCAGATCGCCGATGCGCTTCAGTGCATAGGTGTAGACGTAGACGTTGCCACCGTACTTAACGATGTCATTTAATTCATACTGAGTTGTTGCGCTCCAGTCACCAGCGAAGTGAAACCGAAGCTTGCCGAGATCAATTAGTTGAGTCATAGAAATTTCACCTGTAGATGACCTTTGTTACCCCAAATGAAGCGCATAGTGTTTTCGCTCCACACCCAAGTTTTGTAGTCGTTGCTGTCAATGATGTTCTCTGACGGCAACTCAACAGGACTGCCGTCATTGGGGTCGATCACCTCAACCTTTAAAGCGCTTGTGATAGGGTCCAGACGAAAACCATAGAATGTTTTATCTGCTAAGTCCGCACCTTCATAGAAGCCGTCCATCACGACACTCCTTTCAAGATTGATGCAACCACGTCAAATGCTTTTGGGACCGACGTATCGGTAACATTAAGTCTGTAATCAGCCTCAACCTGAGCGGTGACTGTGTCGCCAGGAAGCAGAACCAGCTTGTTGCCCTTCATAAACTCTTCAGTCTTGCCAGAAGCAATGCGCTTGTTTTTGGCAACGTAAACAGTCACGCCGCCTTGCGTGTGCTTGATGCTGACCGGAAGTGTTGATCCAAAAATATTGGAGACATTCAATCCAATAACAATAGATTTCTCGCCATTGCCTGGGATGCTGTAAATGGTCGTATTGGTTGAGTCAACCGACGCTCTTGCATTTATGAATTGAGCCGCCATGAATTACCCCAACGCAATCGCAAGAACCAGGGCGTCAGATTCTGCTTGAGTCTGTGCCTCAGATTTTGCTTCTTCAATGCGGTCGCGCAAATTGATGAAGTTGTCGTCAACCTCAACATTCGTGAGGGGCGATCCCTTAGCAGTCTGCCCTGTGACCCTGGTTACAATTTGCGCTTCAGGCATGACTTACCCCTTACTGAACAGTAATTGTCCAAGTAACAGTCATCGAGTCACCAGCCTGCTTGTTCACCACTGGGAACACGGTGCGGCAAAGCATCGTTCCACCAGTAATGTTGTTGAAAATGCCGGACTCAGTTACAGCACCAGTGCCAACGCCAGCAGCAAAAGAGGCGATGTAAGTAATCGCATTTGCGACCACTGTTGTAGAAGTCAGAACTACGCGGCTTCCAGCGATTTCTGTTTCCAGGGTGGTGTCGGCAGCAGCAGCAGCCGTAGTCCCAGTGCCAAGGCTCATGTGTGACATGACATCAGTCACCGCATCTTTCATGCGCTTGACAATGAAATTCAAGCCTGTATCGACAACCAGATTCTTTAGGTCTCGCTGGTCTTTAACCTGACCATCAGGTCCAGTCACAACGACGCGAAGAGCGCCTGTGATTTTGAGATTCTCAATATTTTGCATTTAAGGTTCCTTTAGGTGAAGGTTCTTTCGGTTCCAACATAGGACTGTGTGAAGTAAGTGCTATCACAGTAGTCCGTCAAGAACAGCTGTCCGCTGTCATTTGCACCAAACGTTTCCGTATTGGTGCGCTGCAAGCTAACAGCGCGCTGCTCGCTTACATTCAGTAGCTCAACAATGTTCTTGTCGAGGGCATTGAATTGATCATCATCAACATTGGCTTCTTGTAGAAAGTCGTCTGTTGTAGATATTGTTTCTGATAGATTTTTGAACGCAAGTACGGCAGCAATATCAGCAATACTAAGATTCTCGAACTGAGCCGGAATACCGCCAGCAGCAATCCGAACAACGTCAACAATATCTGTTGCTGAAATTGAATCGATCCGAGACAGAATCGATGAAAGCAAAGCCGAATCAGAAACTGAAACGGTATCGTTAATTGTCTTAGTAAAACTATTTGTTCTGACATCTTGGCTGTTAAGATGATCGACGACTAATCGTGCCAAAAAGTAGAACCTAAAGTCAACAGATATGGCGGTATCTGTTTTAACAGTAGACAGGTTGTAAAACTTGCTGTCAGAAGAAACAGCCAGGTCTGAAGACTGTTTGTTAAACGCCGATACCGCTACGTCACTTGCGGAAAACAGATCAGCCCGATCTTTTGTGAAGTCAGCAACTTGCTGGTCATCTGCTCCAACCGTGTGGCTAATATCGTCTGTGGCGTCAACGCTATCGGACAGCTGTTTATCAAGCTGTTGTACCGTGCTGTCTAAAGACTGGGCAACCGAAAATTGTTGACTATCAAAGTCAAAAACTTGACTGTCGTCGAATGAGGCGTTTTCCGTCAACAGCTTATCAACGCTGTTTAACAGTAATTCTGTTGCTGTCGTTGAGTCGGTTAGGGACTTCTCAACAAACGCCTGACGCTGATCTTGGGCAACAAAAACATCGTCGCGGGACTTCTCGATGCTGGACACTGACTGATCGTTAGTCGATGCCAAGTCAGCAAAAGGCTTGTCCAAGCTGAAAACTTTTAAGTCTGTAGCCAGAGACTGGTCAGATAACGACTTGGACAGCGCAAACGTGATTAACCCATCGCTCGTCGACGTGTAGTCGATTACACCTTTGTTAATCGCCATCACCTGACCGTCGTCGGTCAACAATAAAGCGTTGACTTCGTCCGTTGCATCAGCACTATCTGTAAAGAACCGGACGTATGACACTACCCTGTCGAAAGCATCCACGACCTGAGAATAGTTCTCAATGCGCTTTCCAAACCCAAGGATGGTTAAGTCAGCAATATCAAACTGATCCTCGACAGGTTTGGCAACATCAAACAGCCTGTTGTCGCTGGTTGCTGCGATGTCCAAAGATCGCTTGGAAAAAGCCGTTACGGATTCTTCAGAGGCTCCAACGGGATCGTTGAGGCTCTTGCCGAAAGAGTTGAGCGACTGGTCAGAAATCAGGAACTGATCCGCCAGGGTCTTGCCAAAAGATCGCAAGGCAAGGTCGACAGCCAAAACTTCCTTGTCGAGAATTCCTTTCGACACGTCCAGAAACTGAGCGTCCGACGTTAATGCCTGGTCATCCAACTGGAACAGGAAAAAGAACATCCCTGTTTCAACAGCTGTCGCCTCAAGCAGCGTTGACTTTATTGACGCTGTTATTGCGTTTTGCTTGCTTGCAGATGCAAGTACAGCAGTCCTGGCAATTGCATCAATAACGCTTTGCTGCGCGACAGCAGCTTCACCAAGAGCGGCTTTTGCCTGAGCTTTAAGAACTTGGTAAGTCGCTAAAGCCTTCAGGCGCTGGGCTTTAGGGTCGCGCGCCATTTAGAACTGCGCTCTCACTTGAAACTTCAGGGGTGTAAAAACAGTTTGTACGCCCCCAGCGGGTCCAGTAAAAGTAATTTCAATCTCGCCTTCATACAACCCTGGATCGACGTTCAGGTTGCCGGTGTTGAATTGAAAAGCTACGCGACCACCACTACCGGCAACTTCATATTGCTCCCCAGGCGCAGCCAGCGTAATGCTGCCATCAGCAGCCTCTAAGCCAGCCTGAAGAAATCCTGTGAGGTTAAACAAGATAGCTGAAGAACCGGCGGCTCTAAACTTCAGAAGAACAGTTGAGCCAGCAAGGTTGATGATCGAGCCGGTGTTCTCATCGGTGATCACGCATTTGATTTGTGGCTTGGTGTCGCCCTGAACTAATTTAATTTTTGTTGCCATGATTCACCACTTGACTTTATTTGCCCAGTAGGCAGCACTTAGTTTTCCCTTTGCAATATTTGAAGCATGTCGAGCTTGAAATGATTCGCGTCGGTTGCGGTAGGCGTCAGACTCACCGCTCTTCTTTGGGCTACCGGACACACCCTGCTGCCCGAACCGGATCGTCTTAACTTGATCCCCACTTTTTGCAACAACAACATGGCTCTTAGTCGGGTGACCAGGTGTACGTTTGGGCTGATTAAATCCAGAAACACCAGCGCGAGCCAGCCTTGGGTCTTTCTTTGACTCAGCCATATCGTCACACTCCAGTTAGCCGTACACGAACTTCGCCTCGGGTGCCGCCAGTCATGGCTCTTGTTCGAGCCAGATTTATTCCCTCATTAAATCGAGTCAGGGAAAACGCCGCGGCGGGTCCATTGGTCCAACTCTTGCCTGACATGCTGAACAAGCGCACCTTGGCTCCATTGGCTACGATTTCTGCATAGTCTTCGTACAGGACATCTTCTACAACGTCTGCTTTACGAGTTGGCTTCAGCGCCACCCGAAGTGTCAGCGCGTTAGCAGCAGCGTCTTTAGGGAACGGATAAATGGTTATAGTCCTTTCATCCTTCTGTAGATACGCTCTAGGTTCGGCATATGGAACGCTCGCGCCGGTGAACATAGAGTTATAGATTAAAGACTGGTCTACGTTGTCAGGCGAAATCGCCTCTAGCTCAACATTTTTGTACCAAGCCTTCATCACCTTAGAAACAAGCTGATTGTTTGGTGGCTCTAAGTCGTAATCAATGATTCCTTTGACCACGGTGATTGGATCGTGGTCGCGCTGAATGATCAGCGACTTCTCACAAAACTCAACCAACGCAGCGCGTACCGCGACATCTACTGAGAAGTCAGGACAGCCAGGAACTTCAGGAAAGATGTAGGGATAAAAATCGCTAATCGTCGCCATGATTAAACCGTATCGAGTGAGGTAGCACGAGACGGAACGCCATCGTTGTTGGCGGTGTTGGGCGAAGTTGCGTAACGCTTACGGTTGCCAATACCAAGAGAAGTGGTAAACATTTGGTAATGAAGACTGGCGCGCTGCATGTTGCCCGCGTATTCACTGTCCTTCGAGAAGGCGCGATAGAGTATGTAGTCCAACAGCACACCAGAATAAATGTCTTCGCTCGCCAAGATTGATGTCGATGACAAGTCTGAAGTAGCAATATCTACTGGAGACCTTGAGTACACGATCTCAAGCTTGTGCCCAGCAGCCGCTGGCGGATAAACATAAAACGTCTTCGGGCTGCGCTCATCAAACATGAAGTGCCTGATAGCAGTAGACGCAGCCTCAGTATGCCAATCGGGAGATTGCGCATCGAGAATTTCTCTCTCAACCACACGCACTGCTCGACCCACCACATTAGTGGCGGATATGTTGCGAACCGCATCTAAGAATCGATTTCCATCCGTCGGGATGCTTTGATAAGACCCGGCGATCAATGTATGTACAAAGGTAGACGAATAAATATCAGGTCGATGAATCGCAAGTTCACGCCGCCCGTCATTTAAATAGCGGAGCAACTCGGCTTGTACCCAACGGACGTTGGTCTGGTCCTGAAGAATGTCTCCAGCCCGAATGAGTATGTCATTGGGTGTCTGTGCCATGTGGCTCTCCGATTTTTGAGGTAGATTCTCTTGTGCGACGCACAACCTTTGCGAGCTTAGGCTGAGCCTTTATTGGCTTTGGCTCTTCAAAGATTTCGTAATCGCCACTGTCCATAAGGACCTTGGCATACGCATAAATGTTGCCGTTTCGTTTGTGTCTTAGCAGCATTGAAAAAGGCGAGCCGGTTGCCCGACCCGCCCCAACCTCATCAGTTGTAGAAAAAGCCTTCCACCAGAGCTTCAGGCTTGATTACCTTAAAGCCGAATACATTCAAGCCACGGACGAGATTACCGAACGTGGTTTGTGAACGCAGCGACTCAACCTTGGTAATTTGCGAAGCAAAGGTCACGGCGTCAGAGGTGCCCATGTAGACGTAGGTACCCTTAACAGTGCCAGCACCAGCGTCACCAGACTCGCGCGCTGCCCCAGTTGCGCTGGGCAACAGGTTCGACACGAACAAGGTGGTGTTGTCAACGGTACCGATACGACCGTTGCGCAGGGGCGATGCCTGGTCACCAGTGATGGAAGCGTCCTTCAGATCAGAGGTCTTGATCAGGGAACCCATCCATGCAGGGATGACCATCCAGCGACCTTGCTCAGGCACGTTGGCTTCGTTCAGAACTTGGTTCATTTCGACAATCTTGTCGATGACGTTGTTCTTAGTCAGCTTCACGCCGGTCAGACCACCAGTGGCGTTGCCGTCACCTAGGTTGATGTTGCCGGACAGAGCGCCAGCAGCAGCACCTTGGTTAGAGGCAGCAGCAGCGTTCTTCATGCCAGCCAACACGTCAGTGTCAACGGCAATCTTCATTTGCTGTGCAGCATCGTTGGTAAAGATGTCCATCAGCTTGAGGTCAGACTGGACATCATCCACATCGTCAACCACAACTTGGAAGTACTTGCCCTGATCGATCAGCAACTCCACCACGCCGCCGGTAGGAACCTGAGAACTCAGGCTCTGACCCTTAGAGTAAGAAGAGATGGTGATCGACGGGATGGTGCGAATCTCGACCTTGTCGCCTTGGTCTTTGATTTCGCCTTCCCAGCTGTTGTTGGTGATGGAAGACAAAACGGTCGAAGCGTAAAACTTGACCTGGAGCTTGCCCGACCAAATCTGGGGAATGAACTTTCCAGTGTATTGATCGGTAGTACCGCTACCGTAGTAGCCAGAATTGACGGTAATAGACATTTTAATTTCCTTAGTTAAATGTCTTGCCGCCCTCCTGATTGATGATGATTAGCGTCAAACGGTATTGTTTTAACGCAAACGTCCTTCAGATTGAGCGGCAAATATGTCCTGTTCAATCCGAGCCGCATCAGCCTCGTTGATAGCACCACGACGGACATCCGCATAAAAACGGGCGACTTCATTCGTAGTCCACATCTTTTTTGCAGGGGGTGGCGGTGTGCCTGCACGACTTACGTTTGGCACCACCTGATCCGCCCTGCTAGGGGCTTTGTCTGGCTCGGGGTTTTTTTGCCGCGACTGTTCATAAGCATTGAAGAAGTTGGCGATGCGCCATGCATCGAGCTTCTCGTAAGCGTCGTCAAAAATTTCCTGGCGGGGTCGACCCGTGTACGGATCAAGCCCACTTAGGTGGTCAAGGAAGTTTTGATCGGTGTTTAGCTGTTCCCACTGCGGAGCGTCTCTGTTCAGGGTTTCAAAGAACTGTTGACGCGCTACCTGACGCTGCTGCGCCGTAACTTGCTCAAGCTGTTTTTTCACGTTCCCATCGATGCCAGGAGACTCAGCGCGGGCTACGCGCTTAACCATGTCGATGAACTCAGCGCCATACTGCTCAACCTCTTCCGGCTTAATGGGCGAGGGTGCTGGGCTAGACTGAGCCGCCTCAAGCGCTGCGATTTTAGAATTGGCATCAGACAGTTGATCCTTGAGTTCTCGGATTGTCTGCGCCATGCGCGGCTGCTCTTTGGTAAGACGACCTTCTGCGACCTTGGCGCGTTGACGCCAGTGATCCAGATCGCCGCCTTCATCGGGTGGTTTCTCTTGGGTTTGCGGTTGCTCTTCCGGCTTAGCGAGTTCCTGTTCAGGAGCGCTTGCTGGTGCTGCTTCCGGTTGTGGGTCCGCTTGTTCAGCTGTTGCTGGTTGCGACGGAGCGGGAGCCGGGGTTGTGGTATCCGGTGTCCCATAGACTTGTTGGTAGATTTGATCCGCAAGCTCGGCTTGCTTCTCCACTGCTTTAGGTAGTCTTGGCATTTAAATATTCCTCTGAGCCATGTCCCGCGCGCAAGAGAGCCTCTTAGGAGTCTCTGCCTACTCGACTGGAATTCAGGGCGGGTTGATGCCGGTTTCCCGGCGGTTACTTGTGTTCAGGTGAACACAGCTTTATCAGGTCCGATAAGGCTAAGCAGTAGCCCTGGAGCTTGTGGCTTTGCACTGCGGCAGTAGCCGACTCCAAGTCTTCACGCTTTGCTTCGCGTTCCCTGAATAGATACTCCACGAACTTTTGAAAGTCTGATTCCCGCTTCAGACGATCAAGCACTTCGAGAGTTTTTTGATCTGTCACTTCTTAAATGTTTGGCGCTGCCAAGACATTTTGTCCAAGTGCTGGGGCATCGGCTGGACCATGCCGCCGTTTGCCATACCGCGAATACGCTTTCGTTCTTCCAGGGCTTGAAGGTCGTCTGGGTAATAGGTGACCTTGCCCGTTAGCATATCCATCGTGCCACCCGTCTCGGGGTCGAACGTGGTGCTGGACATCGGGTCTTTCTTCATCGACGCATCGCCGCTGGTCAGATACTTTTCCAGGATGTCGTCCTGGCGCTTCTGACGCGCCTCGGTTTTCTTTAACCGCTCACCAGCCAGGTAGCCAGAACCAACGCCTGTTGCAAACGATGTAAGTTTTGCCATTTTTTTCTCCGGTTACTGTGGTTGCTGGGGCTGCATTTGTGCAGGGTCTGGTGCTTGCATTTCTGCTGGCACTTGCTGAGCAGCCGCCTCGGCTTCCTGGGAAGCACGTTGAGCCATCAGAATTTCTTCAGGCTTTGGAACAATTTTGTCTACGTCCATGTTCAAGGACTTAGCAGTTTCGCGCAGCAGTTCTGCACGACCAGCCGGTCCAATGATCTGCATGTCAATTGCGTTTGCAGTTAGCTGCATAAACTCATTGCGACGCTGCTGCTGGGTTTCTTTCAGCAGAGTCCCAACAACACCTGACGCTATGATTTGCATATCACCCTTGATGCTATTGTCGTCGTCGTAAATCATCAAGTGATCGTAAAAGCGTTTAAGCATTTCACTGGTGGCTTTATCCAGGCTCAGAATTGCTTGCTTGATTCCCTTTGACGCATTCTCCATAAGCATAGAAAGTCCAGAAGCAGTACGCCCAGCGCCAGAAACATTAGAACTACCGTAGACATAGTTTGGGACTCCAGTGACTTCGTCTGCAACTTTTTGGAAATATTGCATTACGTTCATTAACGTATCTGCATTCATGTTTGGCTGATAGAACCTAACTGCTGGCTGACCGCCCCCCGTTCGATCACTGGTTGTTTGCCATATCTTCCAGGGATACATGCTGGTTAAATCTTCACCGGCTGGCAATCGATCAACCGTGACCTCCACCTGTGGACCAGAAGCGATACCCATGTTGTTTGATAAGGCGCGCGCCGCACCGTTACAGATCGTCTGGGTATCGCGCATCACCTCTGCTAAAGCTACGCCCCAAAATGCCCCAGGGATGCTTTCCCAGCATGCCTTACTGTAGGGGCGTCGACCCAGTGGGTCTGGGTTTTTTATTGCTTTGATGGTGTAGCTACCGACCTTCCAGCAGTTGACTTCATATTCCTTGTTTTCCTCAACGTCAGTAACGCCCCAGTCCTTGAGCATGTATCCAGAGACCGAACCCCAGAACTCAATAGCTTCAATGATCTCGGTGCCAACCAGCACGTTGGCTCGACCCTCAAGTGTGTTGCGCTCGGTATCTGACTGCTCAAGATTGCGCAGCCCGCCATTGCCGTAGGCGTCAAGGGCTTGCTCGATCTGGTCATCGCGGTAACCGGGAGCGCCAATCATCTTGGACAGATCAGCCCTAGTTAGCTGATGACGCTGGATGATGTAGCCGTCCTGAGTAGTAACAGCGTTCGGGGACGGGAAAATGTCATAAGGGGAAACCCGCTCAAAACATTCTTTGATGTCCTCGGTAACCTCGGGCTTCCAACCCTTGCCCCAAGTCATCGCCTTTTTACGTTTGATGACCGGACCTTTAACAATGGCGCAAGGAAAGGTCACAAAGTCATAGATGACCTCACTCAAGGTTTCTTGCCAGCCAGCTTCCACCAGCTTGTCATTCATCCGGCGTTCCATGCGCATTGCTGCGTCGTTCGCCTTTTTAGAAATCGCCTTCTGCACTGAGTCGTATAACTCAGTCATGCGCATATCAATGGCTCTGGGATCAATAGCCATGCCGCGCTGAGAAACCTGATCGGCTTCCATAACCACGGTCTCGATAATGCCCTCGCGTACATCGCTTGGCAAAGATGGTTCTGGAGTAGCTTGGAGCGACCACGTCTGTCCACCAGACGCAAGCATGACATCCTTAATCCACGACTCCGACGCACGACACTTGACATCAGTCAGCATCATAAAAATGTCTGATCCGCCGGTTTGTCGAATCAAAGCCAACTTTTCTGGATCGTATTCGCCACGACGTTGACGCTCACAAGCCAGCAGACGTTCTGATATATCAGTCTTCGCTGACTTGGCTTCTGAATAGCAGCGATCAAGATAGGCTGACAAAGAAAGAATTGCTGGCTCAGGCTTTATTTGTTCTGCCTCGGCGGCATTTTTAAGTCGTAATGATTCAAGTGCCATAGTGATCCTTAAACGTAGCCAGCAGCCATCGGGCTATGCGCAATCGTCTTGGCTCTGACTGGGTTCAGTTCGGACCTCATTTGGAGACAGCCGTATTGCAAGGCATCGTGAATGTGTGAAAACTTATCTTTTACTGGGCGATCTTTGAATCGCGCACCGCCAGAAACACGCAAGCGCTCATATCTGTACCCGCCGTTAAAACCTTTCCTGAGCATTTTGCAACTAGGGTCAACAACGAAACCTGGTTCGCCACCGGATAGTCTTTGTAAGAAGAACGCAACCGATTCGCGCCGAGCAACAAACTCATTCGTTGGGGCTGGCTCGCAAAGAATCCCTAGCTCCATCAGTTCCTGCATACAGGTCTTCTCATCGGTCTGGCTGCGCATATTCCCAGCCGGATCGCCAACAGCTTCAACTCGATGCTTGCTGTACTCGCCGCGGATAACCGGGCGAACGACTTCTGAGTAGAACTGCCGGATGCCCATGTCTTCGGAGACAAACTCTTTAAGAACCAACAGCTGTCCTCGACTGTTCATTTGCAGGAACGCGCAAGCCGGGGTCAGCCCGAAATCAAATGCAGCCAGTATCGGCATGCCCTGAACCGGGGTTAGCTCATACTCTGAGAGATGAATCTTCTCGGACCATTCTGGATAGACAGCCTTGCCGTCCATCGTTGTGCCATACCGACCCAGCAGAAATACTCTGATCCAGTCTTCGTTTTTTCCGTACAGCTGATTCAGATAGTACTGATAGCCCAGGCTGTGATTAACAATGTTCTCAGCCTCTGGGTTGGGCACATACTTCAAATGCGTGGGCGACTTGGGGTCTATATCTTGAACAAGACCACCGGGCTGTTTAAAGAACCGGAAGATTTCTGGGCGCTCTTCTTCAGCCAGCTTGTACCACCAGCTATCGTCGTCAGGCGGGTTGGTATCCATAATGACACCAGTCCAAGTAGGACCGCCATTGCGCTTTGACGGGAACCGACCAACACGCTGAGTCAGCATGTCGAGAACAGCTTTTTCCATTTCGGACGCCTCGTTCATCCAGCCGCCCGTTAGCTCTAAGGACCTCAGCTTGCCGACATCATCAGAGCGATCAAGCGCCATGAATATGACCTCAAGCTCAAGTCCCGTGCCGTCGCCAATGTTGGCGATATTGATGTTGCTGGTAATTGGTGTATCCCACTTCATTACCGCCAGGTCCTGATACCAGTCCATCCAGGTTTTGATCGTGGTGGACTTGAGTTCAGGGTAGGTATTGCGACAGACAGCCCAGCGCGAACGGCGCACCCCATCGCTTCCTGGCTGCTGCTCTATGGCTCGGCTAAGAATCTCAAAGCAACAAGCCGTGGATTTTCCAGAGCCAACTGGTCCCATGAGTCCACGGACAAACGAATTGTCCTGGTGGAACTGTTCACACACCGGACCTGGGGCTATGTAATTAACATTCATTTGGCTCGGGGGTCAAAGATTTCCGGCGCAATTATTTTCCTTTTTGGTCTCATAGACAGTTCATTTTCTTGCTGCGCACGATACTGGGCTACAGCAGATTGAATCCATACAAAAATGTTTCCGTCGGTTGCCGAGTTGTATTCGGGATACCTTGCCTGTTTTAAATTAGGCGCACCTCTGCGGACCTCCGCTTTATAAGACCCGGCAGAACTTTCCCGCCTCCTCTGGTCCAGAGCATCAGCTGCTCCTTGACCCCGTCCCAGTCTTTTGAATTCACCTTGCGGCGCAGCGTCGAGCTTTGAAGTCTTCCGATCCCCAGGTTGTAGGCAAAGTCCACTATTGCCGCTATCCGACCTTGGGACTCTGTAAGGATGCTGGGACATTGACGAATTACTCCGGGAAAGTAAGTGTGGTTCAACTCAAATAAAAGAAGCTGTTCTGCCCTGTCTTCGGACATCGGCGCATGACTGAGTTCAACCTTGTTACCGTTCTCGTAGTATGTGGAGCCGAACCCGATGGTGGGCACACCAGCGGGACACAGGTATGGCTTGGCTCTGAAGCCCTCAAATTTCTTGCACAGATCAGCAGTGATACTGATCGCCTCTAGCATCAAAGCCCCCTTCTTGCGAGGGTGCGATCCAGGAACCAGTAGTTAAGTGTCCCTGATACCAAGGCTGCAAAGTCAGCCGACATAATCAGTTTGAATACGTCAATGGGGTCCATGCCGACGCGGTAGGACATCCAGCAAAACCATAGGTGGGCGAGAGACCAGACGAACAAGACCCAGTAAGTAACTACTGGGCGGACGCTGGCTGACAAGCTTGCAACCCACCCACCAGCAACCTTGACCATTTCAGACTGTTGCTTGATGGCTGAGTTCAGAGCTTGCAACACACCAGAGTCTATGGCGGCGTCGTGCATGGCGCCGATCTCAGCAAGTTTCTGTTGTCCGCGCTGAGCCTCTAGTTCGCACTGGAACTTGAACATCGACAGTTCGTGTTCCCGCTCGCTTTTCTTGTCCAGCCATTTCAGAACTTCTGGGGCAAGGCGGAAAAATCCGCCAAAAATTGAGCCAAGCAAACCGCCGCCGAGAATATCAAGCATGCTTCCTCCTATGCTTTGTCGCTGCGCAACAAAGATTTAGCATTGGCTGGCATGTGAAAGCCGAGGGTCCCATTAGGAATTGACTCGGGGTCGATGATGTCGTCCACCCCATCACCATTTCTAATTGCGTGAACGCAATACGCAACGGTATGGGCTTTGGTGGCTACGATCATATGCTCGCAATCCGCGGCAATCCAAATTATTTTGGGCGCTCGGAACGGCGTTGTTACCCCATTAACGGTAACTTCGACGGCTCCGGACGCCAAAAGCGTCGCGTGGTCATGGACATGCTTATGTCCATCTAACTTATCGCCAGGTTTAACGAAATACATCTGCTTGATATAGACGTTCCTGACTGAAGCCATCGCCAAATGCGGGTCACCATCTTTAGAAACCAGGGCTGGCGTGAAATTTACAGCGCCAATTGGGTCATTCATTAGTGAACAGTCGACACATGTTCGCCAGCCTCTTCAATTGAGCGCATTAAAACCAATGCTAAACGCTCTAAATCCTTATGTGACCCCAGAGTGCGCAGATCAAAGTCAGTTTCATAGTAGTGAGTCTCACCATACAGGCTCACATACCCAGAAATAACCACCAGAAACGGGGCAATAGCCTGAGCTTCGGGGCTGCTGTAGCACACCGTCACCTCAGACAGTGGTGGGAACTGTCGCAAATAGCCTTCAAGCTCTCGATCAAGCATATTTATTCTCCGTTTCCCGCGCATCAGCCCAAAAATATAGCCAGAACAGCATATGCCCCACCCACCAGGGGGGGTCTTGGTCCATGCGGGGGGTGTCCAAGCACTGAAAAAAGCGACCAGTGCGTGTGAAGGGGGATATATAGGGGTCCCAGCGCCCCGGCGTCGCGCGCCCGCGGGTCCGCACGGGGGTGCCCGCGACACCGCATGCGTCGTCGTGCGCGTTTACGCCCTGTCGGACAGCTGTCCTGGGGCTGTTCTGCCTGACGTGCTGCAAAATAGAAGACCGGACTATATGTCGGAACTACTTTCTAATACTTTCAATGGGTTAGACGGGGGTGTGGGTGCGATGGCGTGGGTGCGACCGATGCCGATGTTGAATACCACGTTTGTTTTGGCGGTGTCGGTTTGGTAATCGCCCCATTTCGTGGGCTTGAGCTTCGCGGCAACCCACTTCCTGGCGTCCACGCGCAGCCGCGCTGCCTGGATTTCCTCCATGCTGGCGCTGGCTACCTCATCGGCAATATCAGTGATCTCATCTGCCAGAGAATCTGCCCTGTCTTCGTGGGCGCGCGCGTAGCGCTCTCGAAAATCTCTTCTTTCCCGTAGCCATCGATATACCGTATCCATTCCACGATGCTCCAGGCGACAGTAACTGCGCAGTGATCTGCCTTCTGCTATCCATGCGCAAATAACGTCTGCTTCTTCATCGGTGTAATCGCTGGGTCTACCCCTACCCTGCACAACTGTTGATGCGCTGTTAGCCAGTGCTAAGCTTGGCTGTTGATTTTGGGTTTGTTTTTGCCCTACAGCCTCTGTCTTGCCATTTATGACAGCTGTTGCCAACTGTTGTGCCAGCCTAAGCTGTTGGTGGGCGTTTTCATCACCGCGGACGATTTCCGCCAGTACCTCGGCTTGCACCTGTTCCTTGCGCTGGCGACGACGCTCTGCTGCCTGTTCCCGCTTCCGGGCGCGCTCTTGCTGTTCCTGCTGTTCGGTGCTGTTGTCGCTGTTCATTGCTTCTTCCCTGCCCTGCGCCGCTTAGCTGCGGGTTTCTTCGCTGGGGGCTTGTTTTGCGGTATTACCTGTTGAGATAGGCTGATCACAACGCTGTCGAGCGCTTTTGAATTCTCGGCGCTGCGCTGCTCTATCTGTACGCTCTCAGTGGTGCCTTTTGGCTTGGTGAGCATCCCCCACCAGCGCTTCAGTGTCGACCAGATCATCAGCGATACCCCGCGGTCTTTTTTGCCACACTCTTCGGTTGGGCGACGAACTGTTTGCCCTTTGCTTTGCCCTCACGCTTCGCCCTGGTCGTGGCGGCGTACTCAGCCGGGGTCAGCGCCTTGATCGCCGCCTCCGGCAGATACCGCTCCCCAGTCTTGCTGCTCGGCTTGCCTGACTTGGTCCGCCACTTCTGGTCGCCCCAGTCCTTCAGGCTCTTCTGGGGCGCTCTCACTTGTAGCCCCCGCCCTTCGCCTTGTACTGCTTCGCCAGCAACTGCGCCTTACGGGCGCTCCACTGCCCCGCGGCGGTGCCCTGCACTGCCCTGCCCTTGATGGACTCGAACAGCGCCTTACGCATGCCGGGTTTGGTGTAGTTCCCAGCGCTGTTGACCGTGGACTTAGCCTTAGCCATGACTCAGCACTTCTTGCCCTTGACCATGCCGCCGCGCCTCATGCCTTGCGCCATGCACTTGCCTGCCTTGGCGCAGGCTGCGACGTTCTTGCATGCAGCGCATGGCTTGAACTTGCCTACTGCGCCACCGGCTGCGTACTTCTTCATGGGGATT